GTTCTTAATTCTAAAAACTTCGGAGTACCCCAAAATAGAGAACGAATATTCATTGTTGGACATTTTAGAGGACGAAGTACACGAAAAGTATTTCCTATCGAAAGAAAAAGTAGAAAAAATCTTGAGCAACTAAATAATCCAACTCATAGTACAAATAGAATTTATGATGCAGTTGGAATTGCTAGATGTATTAGAAGTCAGGCAGGAGGTGGAGGTGCTAAAACAGGTCTATACTTTATAGACTTAAATAAAAACTCTAAAGTAACAATAAATGCTAGATGCCTTAAAGCAAAATATAATGCAGGTGTGACAAATAGAAATTGTGATAATAGTGGAGTTTTAGTTAATGCAGTTTTAACGCCCGATAGGGTAAATAAAAGACAAAATGGTCGTAGAATTAAAGAAAGCGGAGAAACAATGTTCACATTGACAGCTCAAGATAAACATGGAATTTTGAAAAATGGAGATATAAGAAGGTTAACACCAAAGGAATGCTTTAGGTTGCAAGGATTTCCGGATAAATATTACGAAAGAGCAGCAAGTGTATGCTCAGATAGTCAACTGTACAAGCAAGCAGGAAATGCTGTTACTGCAAATGTTGTATATGAAATAGCAAAAAGAATGGGCTAAAAGTTGCAAAATGTCTTTTAGTATGAATATTTTTGAAGTGTTTTGTAACTCTCAAAAATGAAAATAAGGGGTGGGATAAATGTATGAATATATATTAAGATGGCAAATAGGATTATCGTTAGAAAATAGAAAAATACATTATACATATGGAAGTAAAGAAGCTTTAAGAAAGAAAGCAAAGGCATTGGCTAAAGATGAAAATATAGTACTAATAACTATAGATAAGGTAGATGAAGTTATAAAAAATACTATAAGCGAGAAGATTATAGAACGTTTTGAAAATTTATAAGGGGTGGAATTATGATAATACACAAATTTATAATACATGTTTTAGATAAGAATAGTGATACACCAATATTGAATGATTTTGAAGGTAGGGTTAATCAAGATATGGTCCTATTTTTTCAAAAGAAAATAAGCAAAGTATCAAGAGATAATGACATCAGAACAGCAGTATTTAATAACTATAGTAACAATCTAATTAAGAAGTGTTGTGAACAAATTATTTATGATGAAAGTTCATTTTTAAATAACTCTAAAGAGATTGCAGCTTATTTATTTGATGTTATGAAATTGAATGCTACATTAGAATCTTGCGACTTAGCAATTTGTTTATACTCTCAAAAAGATGAAAAGAAAGTTGCTATATTAAAGCTTGATTACAATAATTCGTATACTCATTCAATTGAGTTTAAAGATGATAAATTTAATATACAGATGTCTAAAAATGAAATTAATATACAAGAGACTAAGACGGTTAAAATTGCTGCTTTGGTTGGATTGAGTGGAATGAATGACAAATATCATCTTAGGGTTTTAGACAAGGATGCAGAGAAGGAAGAAGCTAATTCTAAGTTTGTTACAGAGTTCTTAAATGCCACTAAGATAAAAGATGATAAGTATAAGACTAAGAAGTTCAAAAATACAGCTGAGAATTGGATAACTAATGCTCTTAGTAATGATATAAAACAAGCAGAGGATGTAAGAAGTATATTAAATTATACTTTGAGAGAAAAGCATGAAATTGATATAAATGATTTTGTTGATAAAACAATTAAAGATGATAAGTTAAAAGATAGTTTTAAAGAACATATGGAAGAAAAAGGTCTTGTTGAAGGATTTAGTATAGATAAAAAATGAGTTGAGAAAAAGCTTAAAAAGAGAAATATAAAAACTGACAATGGCTTTGAAATAAAAGGTAACTTAACTGATTTTGAGGACCCAATGAAATATACAGTAAGACAAAATCAAAATGGGTCTATAGATATAATTATTAAGAATGTAACATTTTATGAGGAAAAGTAGGTACTCATGTGACTATTGGCTAGAGAAGGAGAAGTAAATAATAAGAGGATGTAAATTTAAACTAGTTAGGAGGAATAACTTATGAAGATTTTTTTATTGACTATACTGCTAATAATTATTTGTATATTAGCAAATTATGTAAAAAATCGCATATATAAAAAATCTATAAATAATTTAAAATATAAATATTCTGTAGGGGAAAAGATTATATATCATCAAATAAACTGTTACTATAACAGAATGGTTGGTTGTGAAATTTTAGAAAAATGTTATAGTACGAAATTTAGAAAAAGAAATACCCCGCTTTATAAAGTAAAAGCATATGTAGGTGATAACAATACAACATGGGTTATACCAGAGTGGAGAATTGAATGTCTTGCTACGACTTATGGAGAATTTCCTAAATATTAAATAATAAAAATTGGCTGGAGAAGGAGATTGTAAATTATGTTTAACATCTATAAAGTGAAAATAAAGACTAAAAGAACATTGGAGCAGGTAAGAAATCAAAGCGTAGACTTTGAGTATTCAGAAAAAGGATTAAAAAATACTCTGAAATACTATAACTTGATTGATGATTTAAAAGTAATAGTAGTTAAATTTGGAGATGAATATTGTCTAGCTAATTACAATGAAGAAGATAGAAAAATAATAATGGAAGCACATTATCTTTTAGAGCAGGATGAATATACTGGATGTTATATAAATGAATATGAACGATTTAAAAAAGATTGGGAAAATGGTAATTGTGATGGGGAAGCCTGTATGGTATTTTCAGATGATGAAATTGAGATAATTGAGAAGCTAAGGGAGGGTTAAATATGAATAAAAGAATTAAAATGAAAAAAAGATTAATTCATAAAAAGTGTGATGAAAGATGTGTCAACTATGACTTTGTAATTAGCAATAACCTTATAACTTGTAATGTGTGTATAGGATGCAAATACAAAGAAAATATGGATAAAGTATGTGAAGAGAACTATAAGAAATTAAGAAGTAAATAGAATAAAATAGTCAAGGTAAGTTTGTGAATGAAACTAGAATGTTATAGACTTACTTTGACTTATAAAAGGAGTGTGTTAAATGGCTAATATATATTGTGAAAATTATAATTGTAAAAACTACTTTGAAGATATGTGTATGCTTGAAAGAATTGAAATTAATAACTTCAAAGAATGCGAAAGCTATCTTGAAGGTAAAAATGAGCTATATGAATTAGAAAATGGATATACTATACATCCTAAAGATTTGAAAATGGTGAAAAGTAAAGATTATTCTGTTGAAGTTACTCATATTCCAACTGGTATTACAGTAAAATGCCGTTCTACAAATAGTATTTTAAAAAATAAAAATAAGTGTTTGGAAGTTCTAGAAGAAGAACTAACAAAAATAAACTCTCACTTAGAGCTAGAAGATTTACGCTAAATAGGAAGTGAGCTTATGAAACGAAGAAGATGCAGTTGGTGTGGTAAGTTATTTTATCTTGAAGAAAAATCTAAGGATGTTTATTGTTGTAAAGAATGTAGGAAGAAGGCTAAGAAGGTGAAAAAATGAAAGTTTTTCTTGTAATAGATGGAGAGCCAGTTGGCAAGGAAAGACCAAGAATGAATACTTACGCTAAAAGGACCTATACACCTAATAAGACTAAGAATTATGAGGACCTAATAAAATGGCTATATCAATCTAAAGTTAAATATTACTTTGAAGGTTATATAAAAATGACTTTAAGATGTTATTATTCTATAGCTAAAAGTAACAGTAAAAAGGTTAAGGAGCAGAAAAGAAATAATGTGTTAAGACCTAGTAAAAAGCCTGACATTGATAATGTCATTAAAGTAGTAGCTGATTCACTCAATGAGATAGCTTATAAGGATGATACACAGATTGTTGAGGTTGTAGCTAGTAAATATTATAGCGATAATCCCAGGGTTGAGGTTATATTAGAAGATGTTATCTAACCAACGGAAAAATCCGTTCGTTAAATTATGCCCTTAGTTTTTCATAAAAATGTGAAAAAGCTAAATAAAGAATATATCAAACGACAAAGGAGAGATAAATTATGAATGAAAATATAAATAAAGAAATAACAGTACTTGGAACTTTAGAAATCGAGGGAATGAAATTTCATAACATTGAGGGTGGATTTGGAGAACATAAGAAAGCAATGCTAGTAAAAGATATAGCCGAGATACATAATAGAGAATCTAGACAGATTAATGAGCTTATAAATAAGAATAGAAAAAGATTTAAAGATGGAAAAGATATATTAGATTTGTTAGGTGTCGGTTTGGACGATACCAAAATAAAAGAATTAGGATTTACTCAACAATCAATTAATTCTTATAGAGGGTTAAAAAACAAAGGGTTATTATCTGGGATTTATATATTATCTGAAAGAGGTTATGCAAAATTATTAAAAATATTAGAAGATGATATAGCTTGGGAATTATATGAGAAGTTAGTTGATGGATATTTCTCTATGAGAAAAGAACTAAATAATCCTCTTTTAAGTGCATCAAAGGAGTTACAGGCTATATTTATGCTAGATAAGAAACAAGAAGTCTTAGAAACTAAAATAGAGAATGTTAATGAGAAATTAGAGAACTTTATGGATGATGCACCACTATTCAATATTGAATGTGAAAGTATTGTAAAAGAAGTTAAGAAGGTAGCAACAAAATCACTAGGAGGTCATGGAAGTAAGGCTTATAAAAATAAATCTTTAAGAGGTAAAGTATACAATGATATATACCATCAGATTAAACGAGAGTTTGGAGTAGATAGTTATAAGGCTATAAAGCGTTGTCAATTAAATAAAGTATTAGAGATTGTAAACAATTATAAGTTACCTATAGTGTTTGAAGAAGAAATAAGACTTTTAAATAGTCAATTATCAATAGTAAGTTAAATTTATTCAAAAAAAAGGAAAAGGAGTGCTTTCACACTCCACTTGTCAAAAATATAAAACTTTTATCCAAGATTATTATAACATAAACAGGAGTGTGGAAGTATGGATAATAATATCAATAAAAAAGAACTATTTAAAAAAGTAGAAGGTAGATTACATCATTATAAATTTTTAAGTGCAGAAATTAAGAATCTTGAATTAGATATAGAAAGTAGAGAAAATGAGATATTTGGGTGTAAGGCTGTTGGATATGATGAAAAAGTAAGTCCAACATATGCTTTTAATTCAACTGTTGAGAATGAGATTATAAAAAAAGAAAGAGATATTACTAGATTGAAAAAACTGAAAAAAGATAAAGAAATAGAAAAGAAGAAAATAGAAAATGCACTTACATGCTTAGATATAAGAGAAGAACATTTTTTTAAACTGTTTTATAATAGTAGAATGAAAAATAGTATGGTTTATATATCCTTAGAGATGAACTCAGATAGGAAAACATGTAGATGTGTAAGGGAAAGATTAGTGTATAAAGTTATGGATATGCTTTATCCAAGAATTAAGGAAAATGAACTCCCATTATTTAAAAATTAGAAAATTCCCCAGTTTTTCCCCAGAAATTCCCACTTTATTCCCTACTTTCTCCCCTTTTTGATTAAAAAAGCATGAGATAATAGTATTGTGGAAATAAAGATTTCCCTCTCAAAACTTAATATTTGACTAGGGTATAAGGGATTGCCCTAGTCACTACGAACAGACTAGGCAGGGCGTGAGGACGCTGTTAGTTCAATTCTAACTATGTTCAAATATTAATCAACGTATACACTAAAAGTAGAGAAATTGAGGGCAAAATTTTATATTTTGTATCTTAATTCAGAAGTCTAAAAATCGGGTGGGGCTTGGTAACCTCACTCACCATGCAGGTACTGGTGTCTAGTCTAAGTTCGATTCTTAGAACCTGCGACATAATATATGTATCTCCCTACTAAAAATGCTAAGTTTACTCCAAACTTAGCATTTTAATTTTTAAAAAGAAAAAAGAAATTTTTATTGTCATAATACTATTTGTTTAGGTATATTATAATGTGCATACTTAAAATTAAATACTTAGCAAGCATTTGAATTAATATACATAAGATATATGACATAATTTTTTATAGTGTAAGTTATTTAAATTAATTATAAATAACAGTAATTTTATTATATAAAATGTACATATTGTGAATAATAATAATAAAATCATGTACAAAATGCCAACTGATAATTCCTCGAAATATATTGCATATTTAACGTAACGTCAGTATAATTAAATTATAATAGTGAAGTGGAAGGTGGTACTTATGGCTACAAAAAGTATTTTAAAAAATGTAGATGTAAGAAAAAAGGCATTTGGAAGAAATCTAGTATCAGCTCTAGAAAATGCTAAAAATAAACAAGAAAAAGAAGTTGTATTAAGTAAAAAATGTTCAGAAGTACCAAAAGATAAAATAAAGGATATATTCGGGAGATTTTAATGAGTGGCTATTTAATTGTAAACTTAAGTAATATGCTAGGAGAGCTGGAGGAAGAAGAAGTTAAAAAAATTCTCTCCAGTTTTTCTTGTCCCCTTAATAAAGATGTAGAAGAATTTTTAAAAAACAAAGCTATTGAATTTTCTAAACAGGGTTTGGCTAGTACACATTTAGTGCTAACTTCTTATAAAGGCAAGCCTGTTATAGTTGGATATTTCACTCTAGCTAATAAGTATTTTACAATAAAAAGAAAAACATTATCAAACTCTTTAGCTAGGAAAATAGTGAAGTTTGGACAATACAATGAAGAACTAAGAAGATATATTATTGGAGCACCTTTGATAGGGCAAATAGGAAAGAATTATTCAAATAATTATAATAAATTAATCAAGGGTGATGAACTTCTAAAAATTGCATGTGACAAGATAAAAGCAGTACAGTTAGATATGGGTGGGAAAATAGTGTACCTTGAATGTGAAGATAAACCTAAATTAATTGAATTTTATAAGGATAATGGATTTGTAGACTTTGGAAAAAGAAGCCTTGATAAAGACGAAACAGATTCGTTAGATGGGGACTATTTAGTTCAAATGTTGAAATATCTAAAAAAATAAAAGTACATAAAATCTAAAATGACTATCTTGATAGATGGTCTTTTTTTATACAATAAATTAAAAGGAGAATGAAATTATGGAGATTAAGAAAAACACACAAGATGTAGTATCAGAAAGAAAAAATTCCCTAGATTCTGAATTCAAGATACCTGCAAGTGGTGTGTGTTATATGGCTGAGTTTATAAAGGAATCTAGGGAAATCATAAAAGAATTAGATAAACATTTTGAAAGTTGTCTAGATGTTTTATCTAAGGCAAGACTCTAAATATTTTGAATATGCTGAATCAAGCATGGTTTGCCAATCTGGGAAATCAGTATTTTTAACTATAAATAAATCAAATTCATTATCAGGAATAGCTAAAAAGTCTTCTTCTGAATTGACTATGTAACCTCCAAATGTAAGTAGTTCATCAAAAGAATCAAAATTAGTGTGTTGGTTCATAAATTTCTTGTTGAGAATTATTGTGCGAATTTTATCAAATTCAGATTTTGAATTTTGTTCTATTTTCTCAATTTTCTTTTGAAATCGTTTTAAATTTTTGATGTCAACATTTTTACTCATAATAACACCTCCTTTCAGTAAAATTTTAGCATAATAACACAGCTTATTCTTCGATTGTCGAACGATTGCTGGAGGATATTATGTTTTAGTGTAGAAATTTATATTTTGAAAGGAGAGGGAGCATTTATGAATATAAGGGAAATAATGAATATTTTAAAACTGGAAAGGTCTGAAGTTAGATTATATTTCACTATGAAGAGGGGGATAAATTACATAAGTTATTCTCCAACAATTGAAGATGGATTACAAGATTACTTGAAAAACTTAGTGTGCGAATATTTATTGAGATTTGAGGATATTGAGCAGGTTATGTTTAGTCCAATTGGATATAAAGATGAAACTATTGAAACTTGTGACATAGAATATATAGGATGTTATGAAAAAGTTATAGAAAGTTATAGAGAAGAAAATTTATCTAGAGATAATATTGAAAATAACATAATAAATAAATTGAATTTTTACTGTTTGAATATAAAATTTGAAGAAAATAATCAAGAAAAAGAAATAAATTTTTTTAGAAGAGTAACGAAATTTAAAAAATTATCAAGTAAAGGTTTTATGGGTTTTATAAAAAATAATAGGTTTAAAAAATTAGATTCTAATTTATTAGGATTAGATGGTTTTATAGATATAGCTATATATGGTCAGGATGTTTTAATTTTTAATCATATTTCATTAGAGAGGATTTTCTCTATAGCAGATCAATATTTAGAAAAGGCTCAAAATACTATAGATATAATAAGAGACATTAACAGGATAGATAACTTTGAACAATTTGAAGAAGATTGTTTAAATGATAGAAGAATTACAAGAACTTTGACTAAAATGTTAAGTGAAGAGGCACGACTAGAAAATTGCTTTGATAATTTTGCTAATGTCGTTAATGCAATTGACTTATTCCAATTAGATATAAATATAGATAGAAATGGAGAAAGAGATAAAGTGATTTATGAAAATAAAGAACAATTAATGGACATAATAAGATTAGTAAGAGATTCTTATTATAAGAGTATAATCCATGATAGAAAAGGAATTGATGATAGTATATAATTAAATAAAAGGAGGTGGTTGCATGAATAGGTTGAACTATTTAAACATGAGAATTAAAATGTTTATATCATCATACTTGCCTTTATACTTAATATTACTTACTATATATTCTGATAAAATTAATAGTTTTGATAAGATTAAGTTAATAATAAGATTTGAAGATAAAATAGTTTCTTTATTTATAATAGCGGTATTTATCCTTGTAATCATCTCGTTTAGAACTTTAATTGATTTAAGAAGGACAAAAGGAAATGAAAATCATAAATTTGAGTTTTTTAATAAGACAGAGGATACAATAATTAGCTATATGATGACTTATATTGTTCCAATTTTATCTACAGATTTTCTTAGTACAAAAACAATGACAATAAATTTAATTTTATATTCTTTAATCGGTTTAATGTATATTAAATTGAATCTTATATATTTAAATCCTTTGTGGTTATTGTTTGGATATTCAGTTTACAAATCTGATAATGAAGTTGTCATCATAACCAATATACCTTATGGTAGATTAAAGACTCTAAGGAATACAAATCTAAAATCATCATATTTAGGTAATGATATTTATTTGATACAAAGAAGTGAAAATGACAATATAAACTAACAAAAACAGGACTCTAACCAGAGTTCTTTTTTATTCCCAAAACAAACAAATAAAGAGGTGGTGATATGGCTAAATATGAATATTGGATAACAGAAGAAGGACTAATTAAGATTGAAGGATGGGCAAGAGATGGGCTTACAGATGAACAGATAGCACTCAATATTGGAATAAATGTCAAAACACTATATGACTGGAAAAAGAAGTATAGTAATATTTGTAATGCCTTAAAAAAGGGAAAAGAAGTAATTGATAGACAGGTTGAAAATGCTTTACTAAAAAGAGCATTAGGTTATGAATATGATGAGATAACATATGAAGAAGGTCAAGAAACTAAAAGAGTAACTAAACAAGTAATGCCAGATGTTACGGCACAGATATTCTGGTTGAAAAATAGAAAACCAGTTGAATGGAGGGATAAACAAATAGTAGAATCAACTAATGAAATTACAATAAATAATCCATTTAAAGAACTATCTACAGAAGAATTAAAAAGGTTGGCAAAATTAGATGATGGATAAAAAATTAATACAGTTAGAAGCTAAGAAGGAACTTGCAAGACGTGAGTTCTTTTATTTTTGCAATTTATTAGCACCAAACTTTTATAAAGAAGATAGAAAGTATTTAGTTGAAACCTGTAATAAGCTTCAAGATTTTTATTATTCAAATGATGAAGTTTTAATTATAAATATGCCACCTAGACATGGGAAAAGTAGAAGTGCAAGTTTATTCGTAGAATGGATTTTAGGTAAAAATAAAAATGAAAAAATAATGACTGGTAGTTATAATGAGACTCTTTCAACTATGTTTTCAAAGAATGTTAGAAATGCTATTCAAGAGGAAAAAGCTGATATAGACACTATTATTTATAGCGATATATTTCCTAACACAAAAATCAAACACGGTGATGGAGCTATGAATTTATGGTCATTGGAAGGTGGTTATAATAATTATTTGGCGACCTCTCCGAGTGGTACAGCAACAGGCTTTGGATGTTCTCTGATGATTGTAGATGACTTAATTAAAAATGCAGAGGAAGCTTACAATGAGAATGTTCTTGAAAAACATTGGGATTGGTTTACTAATACTATGCTATCAAGGCTTGAAGAAGGCGGAAAAATAATAATTATAATGACTAGATGGTCGAGCAAAGATTTAGCAGGTAGGGCACTAGAACATTACAAAGAAGAAGGCAAGAAAGTAAGACATATTAATATGAAAGCATTACAGGAAGATGGCAACATGCTTTGTGAAGAAGTATTATCTCTAAATAGTTATAAATCAAAAGTAAGAGCTATGGGCGAGGATATTGCGAGTGCTAACTATCAACAAGAGCCTATTGACTTAAAAGGATGCTTGTACACTAGATTTAAGACGTATGACAAGCTTCCTGTTGATGAAAAAGGTAATCTACTATTTACATCTATTAAAGCTTATGTAGATACAGCAGACGAAGGAGCAGATTATTTATGTTCGATTGTGTATGGAGTATATAACAAAGAAGTATATGTATTAGACGTTTTATATACAAAAGAGAGTATGGAAACAACAGAATATAAAACAGCTAAGATGTTCTATGAAAATGAAGTTAACAAAGCTGATATAGAAAGTAATAGTGGTGGTAGAGCTTTTGCAAGAAATGTACAAAGAATATTGAAAGAAAAGTTTAAAAGTAATAAAACAACAATAAAGTGGTTTCATCAGTCTAAAAATAAAAATGCTAGAATTTTATCTAATAGTAGTTGGGTAATGGAACATATATATTTTCCAATTAATTGGAGAGATAAGTGGACAGAGTTTTATAAGGCTATGGTGAGTTATCAAAGAGAAGGTAAGAACAAACATGATGATGCACCAGACGCTTTGACAGGGGTTGCAGAAAAGGCACTGAAAGGTCAAGGATTATCAGTATTTAAGTAATAATTTAAGTAATATAGGTGGTGGTGATGTGGAGTTAGAAAAAATAAGAGCAATAATAAGTGCTGATATAGCTAGAAGACAAGAGATATTACAAGCTAAATCATACTATTATAATGAAAATGATATATTGAAAAAGGGTGTAGTTGTTCAAAATAGAGACGAAAATCCTCTGCGAAATGCTGACAATAGAATCAGTCATAACTTTCATGAGATATTAGTAGATGAAAAAGCTTCTTATATGTTTACTTATCCAGTTTTATTCGACATTGACAATAACAAGGAATTGAATGAGAAGGTAACAGATGTTCTAGGGAATGAGTTCACTAGAAAAGCTAAGAATTTAGCAATAGAAGCGTCGAATTGTGGTACTGCGTGGCTTCATTACTGGATAGATGAAGAATATAGTGGGGAACAGGTAACTAATCAAACATTTAAATATGGTGTAGTCAATACAGAGGAAATTATTCCTATATATCGAAATGGTATTGAAAGAGAGCTAGAAGCTGTAATAAGATATTATATTCAGCTAGAGGATGTAAAAGGTCAAATACAAAAGCAGGCATATACTTATGTTGAATTTTGGACAGACAAAATATTAGATAAATATAAATTCTTTGGAGTATCATGCTATGGTTCTCAAATCGAGCATATAACAATACTACACAGGTTTAATTCAGTTCCTTTTATTGAATTTGCTAACAACATAAAAAAACAAAGTGACTTATCAAAATATAAATCAGTGTTGGATTTATACGATAAAATAATGAGTGGGTTTGCAAATGATTTAGAGGATATACAGCAAATAATATACATCTTAGAAAATTATGGTGGAGAGGATACAGCACAATTTTTAAATGAATTAAAGAGATACAAGGCAATAAAAACAGAAACAGATAGTGAAGGAGATAGTGGTGGTCTTAAAACTATGCAAATAGAGATACCTACAGAAGCTCGAAAAATAATACTTGAAATCTTGAAAAAACAAATATATGAAAGTGGTCAAGGGTTGCAACAGGATACTGAAAACTTTGGTAACGCCTCGGGTAAAAATGCCATGCCCCCTATGTTAGAAATAGCATAGTGAAAATCGGGTTAAAATTGGAAATCTTAATTTTGCGTTAATAGAATTTATCGAAAAACACCAGTTTTAGTGCTATAATATAAATATATTATTCATTAAAGAGGTGTTGAAATTGAAAATAGAGGGAACTAGATTTAAATTACATGATAAAGAAATAAGTAGACTAAAAGAATTAAAATTAAATGGTTATAAATTAATATCTAGTATGGGGATATAAAAACTATATAGGTTGAGAAACGAGCCTAATACTAACGTTAATGGATACAAAGGTATCTTTGTTAGTAAAAGTCTTAAAGAATAATAATTAGTGTTAATATGTTGTAATTTATAGATTATTTTGTAAATGAGAGTATTAAAGAAAATTATTTAGTATTTAAGAAACCAACGTGTTTTAACCGTTGGAGTTTCAGAAACGCAAAAAAAGACAATCAATTACCAATCCTAGTGAGAAATCATAGGAAGGTTTAACGACTAGATAAAGTAAGCTAAGTAATTAAGACCGAAAGGTCTTTTTTATATGCAGAAATATCCACGAAATCCGAAGCCTAAACAAGTAAAGTTGTAGGTTATGAGATAGTCTGAACTTATAGGAAACTATAAGAGGTAGAGGATAAAGAGCCTTTACGATAACAATTAAGGTGGCACTTAAATTTTTTTATAGAAAGCTAGAATTAAAGTCTGGATTACTTGAAACCGAGTTTAGAACCTCTTTTGATAAGCTGATTAAGGCTATACTATATTTTTTAGGAATTACAGACTATAAAAAGATACAACAAACATATACACGCAATATGATGTCAAATGATTTGGAGGATGCAGATATAGCAACTAAGTCCGTTGGTATAATACCAATTAAAATTATTTTAAGGCACCATCCTTGGGTTGATGATGTTGAAGAAGCTGAAAGACTTTATTTAGAAGAAAAGAAAATACAAGCTTCAAAAGTATCTGATGATTATAATAACTTTGCTGAATAGAGGTGAAGTTATTTGAATAATAATATTGAGTACTGGGAAGAAAGAGAAAAGCAAAGATTAAATGCAAGATTGAAAGATGAAAAAGAGGTATTAAAAGAACTAGATAAACAATATAAAATCGCAATGAAAAATATAGAGAAAGAAATTGCTAATTTATTTTATAAATATGCTAAACAGAATAAACTAACATATGCAGAAACACAAAAAAATTTAACTAACAATGAGTTTAAGGTATGGCGTATGGATATTAAGCAATATATTAAGTTAATAGAACAAACAAATGATGAAAGATTACTATTAGAACTTAATACATTAGCTATGAAGAGTAGAATAAATAGATTAGAAGAATTATTCTATCAAATATCTAAAGAGATATATAATACATTTGACATTCAAAATAATAGAGTAGAAAAGTTATTAGAGGAATCTGTGAAAGATAGTTACTATAAAAGTATATATGAAACTCAAAAGTTTGTAGGAGTTGGAACTAGCTTTAGTAAGCTTGATAAAGAAACTCTAAAGGACATAATTACATATCCTTGGAGTGGCAAAAATTTTTCTCAAAGGATATGGAAAAACAGAGATTTATTAAGTGAAGTTATCAAGGAAGAAATTACTCAAATGGTTATAAGAGGAGAAAGTTTGAAAAAGATTGCTAATAGAGTATCGGAAAAAATGGATTCTAGTTATGAAAATGCAATAAGATTAGTACAAACGGAACATTCTCATTTTATGTCAGAAGCTGATAAAAAAGCATATGAAAGTCAAGGAGTAGATAAATATCAATTCTTAGCAACGTTACAGGATAATACTTGTAAAAGATGTAGAAATTTAGATATGAAAGTATATTTAGTTAAAGAAGCTAAAGAAGGAGAAAATTATCCTCCGATACATCCAAGATGTCGCTGTACAACTATCCCTTATTTTAAACACGAAAAAGGAGAAACGAGAACAGCACGACTGCCAAAAGGTAAAACCTATGAAGTTTCAGCAAACTTGACTTATAATGAATGGTACAAGGAACATGTAATAAAAAATATAGAAGTTGTATAGGGAGCACTTGTTAAGTTTAAATAGTAAGTGCTTTTATTGTGTAAAAATTTAAGGAGGAATAAATAATATGGCTAAGTTTAAAAAGAAAGCAGTTGAAGTGGAAGCATTTAGATTAGGTTATGACACTCTACCAAAATGGTTTATTGAGAATGATAGAGTTTGTAATTTTATACAAGAAAAATGTATTAATGGACATGTAAGTTGTGATTTAGAAACATTAGAAGGTACTATGAGAGCTAACAAAGGTGATTACATTATACAAGGTGTAAAAGGAGAAATATATCCATGTAAAGCAGATATATTTGAAATGACATATCAAAAAGTTGAATATACTGCAACTATTGAAAATTTAACAAACTATGCTGAAAATTTAGAACAAAAGCATAGATATATTGATAAAGAAAAGGTTAAGAAAAATAACTTAGAACTTTCAGCTAAGATAAAGTTAGATACAACAGACTTTGAGGAAAATATAAAAAGTGCTACAAAAGAAATTGAAACATTCAATGAAGGAGTAAATAGATTAGAAGAAAATTTAAATAGAGTATTTGGAAAAGAAAAGCTTAATGAAATAAAAATAAAAATAGAAAGTCCTAAAAAACAACTTTCTGATGAGGATTTGGAGTATATAAGAGAGATAGCATCTAAAGATATAAAAGCACGTTTTGCTAAAGAAGGAAAAATTAAAGATTATTAGATAAAAAGGTAGGTGATTTTAATGTGTATATTAGCTCAAGTTATAGTTGTAGTTTGTGTAGTACAAATCGTTATTAATTGTGTTGCTAATGTTAATGTAGGTATTCTTTGTAATAAATTAAAAAAAGAAAATAAAGCTAATATAGATAAAGTTTCTGATGAAATTTTAAAGAGAGTAATGGAAGAATTAAATAAATCATTAGATAAAAGTCTATAAGAAGTTTTTTATTAAATAAAAATTTAAGGAGGTTTATTTTATTGAAAGAGTATATAATTTGGTTTAAAAGTGGCAATAGCATATCTGGAATAGTAGATGAAGATGTTGCTGATAAGCTAATGAAAGATTTTATGGAAGCTGACTCAGATTGTAGGTATTTGAAAGGATATTTAGATGAAGATGGAACAACAATAATAGATTTATCACAAATAGAAGCTATATCAATAAATAATTGTAGTGAGAATAATAATATTGGTTTTAGTAAGTCCTAGATAGGGCTTTTTTATTTTGCTCTTTTTAAAAAAGTTGTAGAGCATAAAGAACAAAGAAACTCTCACAGTTGGAGGGCAACTATAAAAATCTATAGAGAAATAAGAAGGGATGATGAGGAAATGGAATGGTTAAGAAAAATATTAGAAGGTATTAAAATCGAAGAAAATAAGTTTGATATTGAGGAAATATTAAAAAGTGTTAATACTGAATTTCCCAAACATGCAGTACCTAAAGAAACTTTTAATAAAGTGAATGAGCAATTAAAAGAAGCAGATAAGACTATAAAAAGTTTTAATAGTAAAATGACACAAGAAGATGTAGAAAAGCTTAAAACAGAGCATCAAACAGAAATTAAAAAGATAGAAGAGAATCATAAGCTAGAAGTTGAGAAAATACAAAACGAAAGTTTGAAAACAAGGAAATTAAGTGCTGTTGAGAAAGCTTTATTAACTAACAAAGCTAAACACACTGACTTACTAACAAATAAGTTTGACTTAGAAAAAATAACTATAGGTGAAGATGGCAAGATAGTAGGGATAGAGGAACAATTAAAAGGGTTACAAGAAAGCTACAAAGATTTGTTTGAAAGTAGTACAACTGAAACTACTACTCAAACAAATACACCTTTTTATAAATATATACCAGGTGGCAGTGGAGAAACAAATGAAACTGCAAATATGGAAACTGTAGTGAATGAAATACTAGGAGTTAAATAATATAATTAAGAGAGGATGATTAGATGGCTAATACACTAGCGTACGGACAAGTTTTACAACAAGGATTGGATAAACAAGCAACACAAGAATTATTAACTGGTTGGATGGATTCTAATGCTAAACAAATAAAATATGAAGGAGGAAAAGAAGTAAAAATAGGTAAGCTTTCTACAGATGGTTTAGGAGATTATTCAAGAGGTTCAGCTAATGCTTATGTTGGTGGAGATGTTAAATTTGAATATGAAACTAAAACAATGACTCAAGATAGAGGGAGAAAATTCACATTAGATGCTATGGATGTAGATGAAACAAATTTCTTAGTAACAGCAACGACTGTCATGGGAGAATTTCAAAGGTTAAAAGTCATACCAGAGATAGATGCTTATAGATTAAGTCGTCTAGCTACTATTGCTATAGGTATAAAAGGAGACACTAATGTTGAGTATAGTTACTCAGTAAATTCAAGTACAATAATAAATAAGATAAAAACAGGTATAAAAATAATTAGAGAAAATGGATACAATGGACCTTTAGTTTGTCATTTAACTTATGACAGTATGTTTGCAATAGAAGAAAAAGTCTTAGAAAAATTAACAGCTGTTACTTTTGCACAAGGTGGTATACAAACACAAGTACCATCAATTGATGGTTGTGCTCTTATAAAAACACCTCAAAACAGAATGTATTCATCTATTTTACTTAATGATGGTACTACTTCTAATCAAACAGCAGGAGGATATTTAAAAGGTACAAAAGCACTAGATACCAACTTTATAATAGCACCAGTGGATGTACCTCTTGCAATAACAAAACAAGATAAAATGAGAATATTTGACCCAGAAACAAACCAAACAGCAAATGCTTGGTCTATGGACTATAGAAGATATCATGATTTATGGGTTACTGATAATAAAGCTAACTCTGTATATGCTAATTTTAAAGATGCTAAACCTGTGGGTTAGGAAGTGATTTAAATGTTTATATTAATTAAAGAAAATATAGAACGTAGAGTAGAAGATTCTATCTTAAAAGATAAACTAATACAAGATGGATTTAAGTTACTAGAAGATAAGAAAAATATTGATATAGAAAATTCAACTCTTGAAGAACTGAAAAGCTTAGCAAAAGAGAATGACATAGAAGGTTATTCAAAGCTGAAAAAAGATGAATTAATAGAGAAATTAAATAATATTTAGTTTCTCTATTTCAGTTCGAGGTGATTAAATGCTAGATAATATAAAATTAATTCTAAATTTAAAAGATGATACTTATGATAATTTAATAGAGCTGTACATTAAAAAATACACTACTCTAGTTCTTGCATACTGCAATATAGAAACACTTAATTCTGCTCTTGAAAATATTATAGAAGATAAAGTTATTGTAAAATTAAAAGAAACTATATTAAGTTCAAGTGATACTAGTGAGAATAACAAAATTAGTTCAATTTCTCGTGGTGGTTATTCTGTAACTTTTAATGTTGCAACAGCTAAAACAACAGATGAGTTGATGGAAATAAAACTATCTCAAAAGGATAAGAATATTTTAAATAATTTTAGAAAAGTGAAGTGGTAATATGACAGAGGCAGATATATTAGCATTGACTTACTTTTGCAAAATGACAATAAGAAGATGTGTAAGTATTAAAAATGAAGATACAGGAGTTACATATTTTAACGAGAATGTTGTAATTGCAGAAGATGTGCCTTGTGGTTTGAATGGAAATATACCTAATGTCATAGATACAGATATAACAAATTCTATTTCAGTTTTTGAATTATATTGTAGACCCGAAATAGATTTGCAGGTTGGAGATATACTCGATATAACTTTAGAAAATGGGAATGTAGAAACTTTTATTGCATCTAAACCATTTCCTTATTCAAGCCACTTACAAGTCAATTTGACCCTAAAGGAAAGATATTAAATGATAGAGTTTAATAGTCTAGACACATTAATAAGAGATTTAGAAAGAGAAGGAAGGGAAATGTCAAAGAACTTAAGAAGGGCTAAGAATAATATAGGTAATAAACTTCTTAGAAAAGTAAAACCTAAAACACCAGTTGCCAAAATAGATGGAGGAACAGCTAGAAAGAGTTGGAAATATAAAGAGCTTAATCTATTTGATGGCGTAGTATCAAACAATGTCGAGTATATTCATCATCTAGAATATGGTCATAGAACTAGGCAAGGAACAGGAACTAGCGAAAACTATAGACCTAAGCCTAACGGAATTAGTTTTGTACCAGGTGTATTTATGTTGGCAAGAAGCGTTGATGAAATGAGCAGTATAATTGATGATGAATTAAATCAAATAATAATAGATTTTTGGAATTAGAGGTGATGCGTTGTTAAGTTATAAAGATATACTATACTCGTTTACTAAAGAATTAGGTAATAATTTTAATGAAGATATATTTGTAGAAGGATATAACATACAAGACAATAAAAAGTCTTGTTTTTTTGTGCAGATATTGCCAGAAGTGGCACAGACAGCGACTAAAAAGACTGACATAAAAAGCTTTTTAGTTGATATAAAATATTTGCCTGACTGGAAAAAGAAAAAAACAGATTTATTTGATATTCTAAATAAATTAGAGAACATATTCACTAGAAATATAAAAGTAAAAGATAGATATTTAACTTTCAGTAAGAAAAATGGAAGTATAGAAAAAGATGAAATAGGAAACTATGTTCAATTTCTTATATCTATAAATTATCATGAACAAATTTATTTTGAAGAAGAAAAACACGAATTAATGGAAGAATTAAATATGAGATTTAAAGGAAGGAGTGATTAAATGGCTGGATTAGTTAATATAAATATAGAATTTAAAGAACTGGCTACAAGCTTTATACAACGCTCAAAAGCTGGAATAGTAGCGATTATATTAAAAGATACAACAAAGATGTATAAAGAGCTGACAAGCGAAGACGATATACCAATTTCATTGAGTGCTGATAATAAAAAATATATTAAATATGGCTTTGTAGGGGCTACCGACAACGAGAAGGTATTAAGACCAAGCAAAGTTATTATAAGTACTTTCACAGAGGATGGAAAGGTTGAGGATATACTAGAAGAATTAGAATCTGTAGAGTTTAATTATCTTTGTATGCCAGAAGCTATAGAAGCAGAAAAAACAAAAATTGTAACTTGGATTAAGAAGATAAGAGAGGAAGAAAGTACAGAAGCTAAAGCGGTACTAGCAAACATTAAAGCTGATAATGAAGCAATCATCAACTTTACTGAAAATGTAGTAGTTGATGGTGAAGAAATAACAGCAGAAAAATACACAACACGTGTTGCTTCTCTTATAGCATCTACTCCAAACACACAATCAATTACTTATGCACCTTTGGATGAAGTTGAGTCTATTGTAAAAATAGATAAAGCTAGTGCAGATGCTAAAGTTCAAGCAGGAGAATTAATTTTAAGAAGATTATCAGGCAAGATTAGAATTGCTAGGGGAATAAATTCTCTTACAACTTTAACAGCAGAAAAAGGAGAAATATTTCAAAAAATCAAGCTTGTTGATACAAAAGATTTAATAAGTAAAGATATAAAAAACATTTATGTAGAAAAGTATTTGCGTAAATGTCCAAATACTTATGACAACAAATGTTTATTTATAGTTGCTGTACAATCTTATTTAACTGAATTGGCAAAACAAGAGTTAATTGACTCTAATTTCACTGTTGAAATTGATTTAGAGAAGCAAAAGGAGTATTTAGAAGGTAAAAAAATAGATGTTAGTAAAATGAAAGAGAATGAAATAAAAGAAGCTAATACTGGCTCAAATGGATTTTACTTAATAAATCTAAAGTTGGTTGATGCAATGGAAGATATAAACATAAGAGTTCAAATGTAGAAAGAGGTGAGAATATGGCTACAAGTTTTGAAAGTAAAAATGTAATAAATGGAACATTCGGAGAATGTTGGTTAAATGAGGTACAAATAGCAGAGTGTAAAGCATTGAAAGCTGAAATAAAACTAGATAAAGCTGAAATAGTTAGACCTAGAAAAATGATAAAAGGTCAAAAAGTGATAGGTGCTAGTGCGGAAGGCTCTATAACTCTATATCATGTAGATTCAAATATGTTAAAGTATATAACCCAAATTATAAAAGAAGGTAGAGAGCCTAAATTTACTATTATAAGTAAATTAGCTGACCCTGATGCTAAAGGAGTGGAAAGAATTTCTTTAACAGGGGTTTCTTTTGATGGGTTGTCAATTATAGATTGGGAAAATGGTAAAGAGGGAGAAATTGAAGCATCATTCACTTTTGAAGATTTTGAGATATTAGATGCAGCATAAAAAATAATTAATAATAAAAAGGAGAATTAATATGAGTGAAAATAAATTAGAAAAAGAAATAGTAGATAAAAAAGAAGCAACAGAAGTAAAAAATATAGTAGAATTATTGCTTAAAATGGATGCAGGTAAAATTAAAATGCCAAGCATGACATATAAAATATTTTGTAAAAAAGTAGGTATAGAGTTGCCTTTTGAATGTACAGCATTAGAACCGGAAACTTTTGACGAATTACAGTCAAGTGGATTAAAAATAGAAAATGGTTCTTTAAAGGATTTGGATAATTTTAAAATGAAAACAAATATTATATTAGCTTCTTGCAAAACATTTAAAGACAAAGAATTATTGAAGCATTTTAAATCTCCAACACCAAGAGAGCTGTTAAGAAAAATGTTATTAGCAGGGGAAATAAATGATTTATATAACAAAATATGCGAGTTAAATGGGTATAGCGAATCCAACTCTGAAAAGGATAAGAGAATAGAAGAAAAAATAAAAAACTAATAAAAACAGATGGTGAAGTTAATTTAATGTATCTAATGTTTAGATATAAAGGAATAATGCCATCTGTTTTTTATAAGTTTAAACATGGAGAAAAACGCATAGTTAAAGCTTTTATGTATCAAGAAATGGATGAAAGAATAGAAGAAATAAAGAGTTTTGGAAAGGGGCTGTAGAGTATGTCAGCAGGTAGTAGAGCTTTAGAAGCTGTAATAAGAATGCGAGATGAAGCTAGTAGAACTTTAAGACAAGTTAGAGATGCTACTAGAGCTCTTCAAAACCAAACAAATTCTACATCGCAAGCACAAGAAAGATTACAAGAACAATTTAGAAAGGTCAGTAATGCTGCTAAAATAGCAGGAGCAGGGATTGTGACTGGGATAGGTGCAGGACTTGTTTCTGCATCTAAGGCAGGGGCAGAATTTGAAACTGCAATGACAAAAACAAGCACTATGTTTGGAGACACTAAAGTAGATACAGAAAATTTGAATAATAAAGTATTAGAGTTATCCAAGAATACAGGAATTGCAGCATCTTCTATAGGAGAAAGTTTATACAACGCTCTATCTTCGGGTATTCCTGTCACAAAAGATATGGGGTCAGCAATGGACTTTATGACTAAAAATGCTAAATTGTCTAAAGCAGGATTTACAGATATAGACACAGCTTTAACAGCAACTGCAAAAGTGTTAAATGCCTATAAAATGGATGTATCAGAAACAGATAGAGTACACAAAGTTATGATGCAGACACAAAATAAAGGTATCACTACAGTTGGAGAATTAGGAGCAACATTAGCACAAGTAACCCCAACTGCATCTGCAATGAGTTTCAGTTTTGAACAGGTAGGAGCATCACTTGCTAACATGACAGCACAAGGGACACCTACAGCACAAGCCACGACACAATTAAATAGTTTGCTTGCTGAACTTGGAAAGACTGGCACAGTAGCAAATAAATCTTTATTAAGTGCTACAAAAGGAACTAAATATGCAGGGAAATCTTTTAAAGAACTAATGCAAACAGGAGTACCACTTAATGAAATTTTAAACCTCATGGATGGAAGTGCTAAAAAAAATAAAAAAAGTTTAATAGATATGTTTGGTAGTATTGAAGCAGGGAAAGCTGCACTTGCACTTTCTGGTCAAAATTCAGAGCAATATACTAATAATTTAAAAGCTATGTCTACACAAGCTGATGTTGTTTCAAGTGCATATGCAAAGATGTCTAATACATTAGAATCTAAAGTGGGGATACTAAAAGAAAGTTTTAAAAATCTGGGTATAGAGATATATAGTAAACTAAAAGAACCTCTTAAAAATGCAGCTGAAACAGGGATACAATGTTTAAGTGACTTAGATAAACAGTTTTCAAGTGGGTCACTTAAAGCAGGTATTTCGCAAATTGCACAATCTTTTGGAGATTTAACATCTACAATTATAAAAGTTGCAACAAAGGCATTGCCAACTATGATTAAGAGTCTTAGTTGGGTTCTGAAAAATGGACCTACTATTGCAAGTGTACTTGTGAGCATTAAAGTTGCTTCTATTATGACTAGTGCAGTTAAAAGTATTGTTGCACTAAAAAAAGCTTGGATTGCAGCCAAATTGGCAGTACGGGTATATATGGTTGGTATGGCAGAAGCTGGTACAGTGTTAAGTGGATTTCAGATTTTGGTAGGAGTTTTAACTAAAAATATGACTATAGCTCAAGCTAGGACAATGCTATTAGCAAAAGCAAGTGCATTATTAGGAGGTCCTATTGGTATTGCTATAGTAGCTATAACTGCTTTGGTAGCAGGGCTTGTAGTTTTATGGAACACAAATAAAGGTTTCAGAGATTTTGTTATAAATGCTTGGAATAATATAAAAGAAACAACAACAAAGGTTTGGGGTGGCATATGTAATTTTTTTACACAAACTATTCCACAAGCTTGGAATGATTTATGTACCAGTTTTTCAAATGCAGTGCAATGGTTTGGAGAAATGTGGAATAATATAAAACAAGCATTTATAAATGGCTGGAATGCTATTGTAGCTTTCTTTACTCAAACAATTCCAACATGGATAAATAATATTGGAGTGTGGTTTGGACAATTACCTGCAAAAATTGGTTATGGGCTAGGTTTTGCATTAGGTAAAATAATATCTTGGGGCATTAGTGTATGGACCTACTTAGTTACAAATGTTCCGATTTGGATAAACAATGTTGTTACATTTTTTGCGCAGCTTCCTAATAAAATTTGGGTTTGGTTAGTAAGTACAGTTCAAAAAATAGGTCAATGGGGTATCGCAATGTTAACTTCTGCTCAAATATACACTTCAATGATTATAAATAATATAGTAACATTCTTTACTACTTTACCTGGAAGGATTTGGACTTGGCTTACAAATACAGTTCAAAAAGTTGTTACTTGGGGAAGCCAAATGGCAACAAAGGGTAAAGAAGGAGCTAAAAAATTAATAAATACAGTAGTGGATACATTAAAATCTTTACCTAAAAAGGTGATGGATATAGGAAAAAACATTGTCAAAGGACTCTGGAATGGTATCACAGGAGCTGGTGGCTGGTTAAAAGGGAAAGTAAATGACTTTGCAAAAGGCGTAATAGATGGATTTAAAAATGGATTTGGAGTACATTCCCCTTCTTGGAAATTAAGAGATTTAGTAGGTAGATTCCTTCCTTTAGGAATTTGGGAAGGTATAAAAGTAGAATTGCCAAGTTTGAAGAGTAATATTGACAATGTAGTTAGTAATTTAACTCAAAGAATGTACAAACCACAAGAAATCGAAGAAAGCGACTATACAAGAAAGTACAAAGAAGCTATAGCACAAAGAACTGAACAAAATACTATTAATAAAACTGATAGTAAAACTACAAATAATAAAGAAGATAATAATATTACTATAAACATAAATTTAGGCGGTGTTACAGTTAAAGAAGAAGCTGACATAAATAAATTAACAAAAATGTTAGTAAGAGAAATAAAATTAGGAATAGCTGGTGGTGTTTAGAAACATGTACCCCTAAATTGCAGCAATATATGCTATAATCGTAGTATATATTAGTTTTAGGGGGATAAATATGGGATTATTTAGTAGAAAAGAAAAAATAGTAAAAGAACCATGTATAATTTGTGGAGCGGATACAGATGCTTTAAAAGTTTTAGATGGGTACTTGTGCAAAAATTGTCTCGAAAAATGTAGAGTTGAGATAGTTGCATCAGGTAAGCCAATAAAAAAATTGACTAAAAATGATATTTTAGAATGTATGGAAAATAGTAAAGATGAAGAAGGAAACTTCAGTAATAGCGAAATGGTAATGTTAGAATATATAGGTGGTCATCCACTTTTAAATAAAGAAGAGTTTCTATTTGTTGTAGTTAAAGATAATAAAATATTATTTAAAAAATCTGGAAAAAAATCAAATGATAAAATGATTGATGTTTTTGAAGTTTCTTATTCAGAAATAAAAAGTGTTTCTATTGAAAAAGAAGAGGAAGTTATTAGAAGATATACAGCAACTAGAATAGCTTTGTTTGGGCCATTTGCTCTTGCTATGAAAAAAAAGACAGTAGATAAAAAGGAATACTTAATAGTAGAATGTAAAGATTTTATATTATCTTTTAAGAAAAATGACAATGTATGTGCAACTATTTATAAAAAATTAGTTGAATATAGAAAAAACAATAAAGTTGAAGATGCTAATAATATAGCTGATAAAAATAATGTTATTGACCCACTAGAGAAAATAAAAACATTAAAAGAGTTATTAGACATGGGAGCAATAACAGAAGAAGAATTTAATGCTAAGAAAAAAGAATTATTAAACTTATAACATTAGAATAATAATCAAATAAAACATATAAAGCACTTGGATATTACATTGTTTCAAGTGCTTTATATGTTAAAAAATGATATAATATAAGTACAGAATTATATTAACAATGTGGTATGTAAAGAACAGTGTTGTAACAGCAGTTAAAATTTTCATTTTTATGTTTTATATTAACCAAGTGGTATATAAATACATTGTAGGTGGGTGATGAAACACCACACACATTGTTTTATATTAACTATGTGGGCTCAAAACTAAATAAACAAAGGAAGCACTTACTTTTTGGTAGGTGCTTTTTATTGAAAAAATAGAAAATAAAATAAAAAGTACGATATAGGAAAAATATGTAAGAATTATATGTTATAATAATTGTAGCAAGAAGATGTAATCTACAATTTATAGAGTGGAGTTCATGTATCAAAAAATTATCCTCCCAACGCTAAGAAGGGAGGTGAATATACGTGGATAATTTTTTACAAGGTGTACTAGCAAGTTTAGTTGCCAGTTTAATAGTTTACTTAACTAGTAAATTATTTAAAAAAGTAAAAAGCCACTCCGGCCAGAGTGACTTTAGTTTTGAACTAAAGATTAAGTTCAAAAAGAAACACTAATTTACGAACTCCACTCTAGTCTTAAATAGATTGTAGTTCTTCTTGCTTTTATTATACCACAAATTAGAAAAAATATGCAAAGTACTTGTTTTAATAGCAAGTACTTTTTTGTGTGAAAAAGAAGGTGATTGAATGAATAAAGATACAGAATTTATTGCTTGTTCAATGAGGTTAAAAATTTTGATACAAGCAAAAGAAAATTTAATTGAAGATATACATGAGTATTCAAACCACGAAGAAGATATTTCTAGGTACGAAAATTTGGATAAAGCTTTTGAAAAAACTATAATTGATGAAGCTAAGTTTTTAATATCTTTAGAATAGATATAGAGGTGATGTAGTTGGAAATGTGGATTAGACAAGCAAATGACACCTTCAGATTCCCTGTTTTTCCTTCAAGTTTTGAGATAAACAGTAAAGCAATAGTAAATACCTCAAATGTATTAAAATTAGGGGAAATTGCAGTGTTTGGAGGTGTAGGCTTAAGAACTACAGAAATATCTAGTTTCTTCCCCAGAAATGAAGCCAGTTACTGTGATTATACAGGCTTCCCATCACCATATGACTGTGTAAATAAAATTCAAAGATGGATGAATGAGGGTTTTATATTAAGATTTACAATTACAGAAACAAATATAAATTTTGAATGTATTATAACAGATTTTCAATATGAAGAAAAAGATTGCACAGGGGATGTGTATTTTACATTAAGTCTAAAAGAATATAGAAGGATACAAATATCTAAAGTAAGCATTAATAATGATGAAAAGTTATCTTCTGTAAAAGATGTGCCACTGACAAAAGGATTTGATACTAAGCAAAAAACACATAAGGTAGGTAAAGGTGACAGCCTTTGGAGTTTGGCAAAAAAATATTATGGTAATGGGGATTTGTGGAAGAAGATTTATGATGCAAATAAAAAATTAATTAAAAATCCAGATATTATAAAAGATGGTTGGGTTCTAGTAATTCCTTAAGCGAGGTGATAGAGTTGCAGAAAGTAAGAATAATACCAGAAAACTATGGTCTAACGAAAGAAGATTTAACAGAAAAAGACTTATATTGTATGGCAAAACATATTCAAATAAACGTTATAAAGAGATGTTTTAGAGAAGAACATGATATATTAGACCCTTGCCAAACTTGCAAGTATGAAAGAGAGTGTTTTAAAAGTGGATATGGTTATGCACACTGGGACACATTCATAAAATTATCAAAAATTACAGGAGTAAGAATGTGTCCAGGTGCAGGTTTTGTAGATTAAATTGTAAAAGAGGTGTTATTATGCAAGATGAAATAAAACTTACAGAAAAAGATTTATATTGCATAGGCAAGTTTATACAAATTGGAGCTATAAAAAGTTTCATGCATAACGAAAAGGACTTAGATTTCCCTTGTACAGATTGTAAACACTTAGATAAATGTTTTGGAGATAATAGAGAATCAGATTTTTGGGATACTTTTTTAAAGTTAAGTAAATTGACTGATTTAAAATTATCTCCATTTAAAGGTTTTAACATAAATTAATCACTTATAAATCGAAAAGACAAGAAGGTGATTTAGATTAATAATATAAAATTACAGGTCCATATAAAGAATGGAGCTATATACAACATAACAGATATAGTAGAAAAAGTAACTTGGTCAGGTGATTATAAGTCACCTTCCAGAACATTAGAATTTTCTATAGTCCAGTCAGCTTCTGATGTTAACTTTCAGCAAATTAATATACCTATAGCTAGTACAGTTTGTTTTTATGTAGATGAGAAAGAAATCTATCGAGGAATGATAATTAATAGGTCTAAAGATTCTAGCAACAATAGTATTAGTTTTGTATCTAAGGATATGGGGTTTTTACTTACTCAAAGTGAAGTATCATATAACTTTAAAGATAAGTTAGTTGAAGAAATTGCAAAGCAAGTTTTTAATGACAATAAGCTTTCGATTGGAAACATACCTAAAACTAATGTTAAATATACTAAGATGTTTATTGGCGTAACTGGCTATGATACTATAATGAGTGCATATACAGAAGCTAGTAAAACAACTAAAAAAAAGTATATGATAGAAGCTAATATAGATAAATTTAATGTTATTGAAAAAGGTACGGTTACACTAAATGTCATGTTTGAAGAAGGGTCTAATCTTATTAACACGAGCTTTTCAGAGAGCATGGAGAATGTAAAAAACAAGGTATTAGTAGTAGACCAGTATGGGAATAAAATAAGTGAAAAGATAGACGATAAAATTTTTAAAGATGTTGGAGTAATAATGCAAAAGGTTATACAGCAACAAGAAAATAGTACTGTAGATATTGAAAGTGAGTTCAAGGGAATAGAACAGACTTGCAATTTAAAAGGTTATGGTGATGTAAGTTGTGTGACTGGCAGAGGTGTAAAGGTTAAAGACAACTATACAGGTCTTGTAGGACTATTTTATATAGACACAGATAAACATAATTGGGACAGTAGCGGAAATTATGAGATAGATTTAGATTTAAATTTTCAAAATATCATGGATGAAAAGACAGCAGGACAAGACGAGCAAAAAGAAGAAAGTTCTGATTTGAATGGAGAAGGTACGCTAAATGGAAGAGAAGTAAAAGCAGAATTTACAGCTTATTATCCGTCTAATAACCCTATGGAGGGTGGTTATTATCAAGCTATGAATGGTAAAAGACTTGTACCTTCAAACAATACTTGTGCTGCACCTAGTAAACTTAAATTTAAAACAAAAATTCAAGCAAAATGTCCTGGAACTAAAATTGATGGTAAAACTTATACAGTAACAGACAGAGGAGGAGCGATTGGCTTAAAAAATGGAGTGTATAGAATAGATATATTAATGTCTAGTGAAAAAGAATGTAATGATTTTGGAAGAAGAAAAGGAACAATAATAATTGGAGATGGCACAGGCTATACAAATGCAACAGGAAAAGCTAAAGAATTGATAAGTATAGCAAAAAGCAAGCTAGGCTGTAAGTATGTTTGGGGAGCTACTGGTCCAAATACTTTTGATTGTAGTGGATTCACTCAATGGTGTTACAAAAAGATAGGTATAAACATTCCTAGAGTATCAAGAGGCCAAGGAAAAGCAGGTAAAGCAGTAAGTAAAGGAAGTTTACAACCAGGAGATTTAGTTTTCTTTTCTAGCAAAGGAGCAAATGGAACAATAGACCATGTTGGTATGTTTATTGGAAATGGAGAATTTATTCATTCTCCGCATACTGGTGATGTTGTAAAAATAAGTAAGTTAAGTGGTAGCTATTACACTAAAAATTATGTAACAGCTAGAAGATATTTATAAAAAGGTGGTGATATAGTGTCTGATCCAATAAATGAATTTATAGGAATAATAAGAGAGGAAGGAAAACATTACAATGAACCTTCTTTTTTTGTTGGAAAAATTAAAAGCAAATTACCAGATTTAAAAATAGAGATAAATAACATCGTATTAGAAAAAGAAGATATTTTGATAGATAGTTGGATGCTTGATAGACAGATAGAATCATTTGATACAGAAACAAATCAAGAACATCAACATGAAGTAAAAAATCCATTTATAGATACTTTTGAATCTGGAGACATAGTAATAATGTTCAAAATAGGTGATAAATTTGCTGTTGTAAGTAAGTTGGTGAGTTTATAATGAGTACAATATTTCCTTTTATAGGTGTCCCAGAAGATTATATCTTGCCTAAAACGGAAGAATTGCCAATCTTTCGTGAAGTGGCCTGGGATTTTGAAAAAGATGAACCTATTTTAGAAAATGGAGATTTTAAGATTATTGAAGGCAATGAAGCTATCAAAATTTGGGTGTATAAATGCATCAAAACAAATAGATATGAGCATGAAATTTATAGCTGGGGCTATGGAACTGAATTATCTGAACTTATTGGACAGAAATATAGTAAAGGACTTACAGAAAGTGAAGCTAGTAGATATATAAAAGAGGCTTTATTAGTTAATCAATATATATTAGATGTCAATATCAAGGATACAAAATTTACAGATGATTTATTAAGTGTAAATATAGAAATTTCGACGATTTATGGGGAGGTAGAAGTTAATGTATAGTAGTCAAACTTATGATGTCATTAAAAATAGAACTCTATCAAATATAGATTTAGATATCTATAAGGGTGAGGGTTCTTTTTTAAGTGATATGGTATCTCCAATCAGTACAGAACTCGCAAAATTCTATATAGAACTTTCATATCTTCATAAAAAAGCTTTTATTGAAGATAATTTTGATGATTTTCTTGATAAACGGGTAAATGAATTTGGAGTATACAGAAAACTAGGAACAGAAGCTACAGGAGAAGTGGTATTCGAGGGAAAAGCTGGAACAGTTATACCAAATGGAACAATTATATCTTACAATGAGTTATTATTCGTAGTAATTAAAGATATAGTAATTAGTTCGGAAATCGAACAAAATACAAGCCCCGTACAGGCTTTAGAAATTGGAATTAGATATAATATACCTGCAAGTACTGAATTTAAGCTACAAGACGAAATAAACGGTATAAGTAAAATATATAATAATTTAGACTTTAAAGGTGGTACAGAAATAGAAACAGACGAAGAATTAAAAGAGAGATTCTATAAAATCCAAAGAAATCAAGCTACAAGTGGAAATAAAGCTCACTATGAAGAATGGGCTTTAGAAGTTGAAGGAGTATATAACGCTAAAATCTATCCGAGATGGGATGGTCCAGGGACGGTAAAGGTATTAATATTTGGAGAAAATAATCAAGCTGTTGACACAGAAGTAATTGAAAGATGCAAAGAACATATTGAGGAAGAAATGCCAATAGGTCCTGCGTTAACCGTTTTAACTCCAAGCGTTTTAGATATAAGTATAAGTGCATCTATAAAATTAGAAGCGGGATATACATTAGATTTTGTAAAAGAAAGCTTCTTAGAGAGTATTAATAGTTATTTAATAAATGTTAATAAAGAAATAATTTACACTAAAGTAAGTGCAATACTTGCGTCTATTGAGGGTATACATGACTTTAGCAATTTACTGTTAAATAACAAAGCTGAAAATATAGTATTTGAAGAAGACAAAGTTCCAAGTGTTACGACCCTAGAGTTTAGTGAGGTGGTAGTTTAATGAAATTAATTGATAAGCTACCTTCTTTTTACAACAATAATGTTACTAGTAAAATACAAGAAGCTTATGACATAGAACTAGAAACACTTAGAGAAACTTATGACGATACTTTTGACCAGTTCTTTGTAGATACAGCAACATGGGGACTTGATTATTGGGAGAATATTTTATTTATTAAAAGTAGATTTGATTTAAGTATAGAAGATAGAAGAAGTAATATAAAAGCAAAGATGAGAGGTAAGGGGACAACTACAATAGAGGTTGTAAAAGCTATAGGAGAGGCTTACACAAAGACTAATGTTGATGTAGAAGTATTTAGCAATCTATTTAGTTTTACACTTAGTTTTATAACAAATGATTGTAGTTATAACACTATTTTAGAATTAGATAAGAAAATAGAAGAAATAAAACCTGCACACCTTGAACACAAATTCGAGAGGATATTATTTAATAAAAACGAGCTTTATACAGGTGCAGCAATTAGCACAGGAGAAACAGTTACAATATATCCTTATGTACCTAGAAATTTAGAAAGTTTTGGAGAAATAGCTATTTGTAGTGGAAATGATAGAGCATTAGAAAAAGTAACATTGTATCCTAAAAAATAGAAATGAGGTGATAAAATTGACAGAACAACAATATTTTACTCTAGTAACTGACATTGGTAAGGCAGCAATAGCAAATGCAAGTATTACAGGTGAAAAAGTAGATTTTGCAAAGATAAAAGTTGGAGATGGAGGAGGGAGTTCTTATACTCCAAATGAGAGTCAAACAGCACTAAAAAATGTGGTTTGGGAAAGTACACTTGAACATGCACAAGGAGATAAAGATAATCCTAACTGGGTAGTAATACAAAAATTCATACCTGGTGATGTTGGAGGATTTGAAATAAGAGAAGTTGGTCTATTTGATTCTAAAGACCAATTATTAGCGGTTTCTAGTTACCCAACAACATATAAACCTAAAGCAGATTCGGGGACTGTAAAAGAACTATTAATAAAAGTAATATTAGTTGTATCTAATGTGGCTAATATTAATCTAAAGGTAGACCCTACTGTTATACTTGCCACATTAAAAGATTTGCAGGACCTAGACTCTAAAATTGATACAACTAAAACAGAATTAACAAGCAACATAGAAACTACTAAAACAGAGCTAAATACAAAAATAGGAGATACAACACAACTTACTACGACAGATAAAACAAATATAGTTAGTGCATTAAATGAGGTGAAAACTAGTGTAGATAGTATAGAAACAACAGCAGATAAAACAAGTATAAAAGATACAGATAATTTATTTGAAAGTGATAATGTGGAGGGGGCATTAAAAGAAGTAAAAGTTAGTTTAGATAGCATGCAGATAACAGCAAAGAAAACAACTATAGAAGATATAGAAAATAATTTTACAAGTGACAATGTAGAAGATGCTTTAAAAGAATTAGCAATAAAGCAAAATTTATTAGATACAGAATTAAATGGTCAAAAGACAAGAGGAATATCAATAGCAAATACATTAACAGATATGTTTTTATAAGGAGAATTAATAATGGCAAAGTTAAATGAAAATAGTAGTTTGAAAGAAATAATGGATACTCTTGAAAATACTACAAAAGAAATAGAGGATAATAAAGTCATATATGATAATGCAATTACAATAGTTGATAAAAAAGCAAATTTTAATGACTCAACAAATGTTTTAAACATTCTTTATGATGATAGTTATATCTATGTATTAAAAGCATCAAAATTAGTAAAAACAGATTTAAATTTTAATGTTATTTTCTCAATAAGTTATTCTAATTTTGAATGTTTCTGTATTAGTGAAGATTATATTTATGCTTCTACAGCAGAAAACATATATCAAATTAATAAAACTACTGGAACTATTAATAAAACTATAGCTAATAATTTTGTTAATGATATGTGTTTTTATAATAATATTTTATATTGTTATAAGAGTAGTACAGCTACTATGATACTAATTAATGCTTCTTCAAATTTATTTAGTATAAACTTAACTAAAGATTGTGCTTCTCTTTCTATAAAAAGTTTTTCATCAAGTGGAAATATAAAAGTAAATAGTACAGGTATATATGTATTAGTACAAGATAGTTCTGACATAGCATCTATATATTTATTAAATCATAATTTAACTCAGAAAATTGCATCAGCAATTTTACGTGATAGTAATGCAGGACGTAAAATTATGTTGTTAAATAATGGAGTTTATGTATCGTGTAATAGGGGAGTTATGGGTTATCCAGGAGAAGGTTATTTTAATAAATATACTTCAAACTTAAGTTTACAAATAAAATTGTCTGACAGCAAATATGGAAACTTAGTGGGATTAGATAATAATAGTAATTATATTTATGCAACAAAGGGTCTACGTGAATATGAACATGCAAAAATAGTAAAGTTTTCAAGCAATTTAAATGAACTAGACTCATATGAATTTGAGGGGTATGGTTCTCCAAATGTAATTTATAAAAATTATAATATTTATGTGAATGGTAATATTGATAATAAAACTATAGCAAGGTTGGCATCAACAAAAAAATTCTATGTGAAAAGGGAGATGTTTTAATTGATTTTTTTAGGTAATTTAAGTAATACAGATGATATAAATATAAAAAAAGTAGGCTTGATAAACTACATGCCTTCTGATTTGTCTAGTAAGGAATTAGAACAAGGAATACTGGTAGATAATATTATGCAAGAAGAACTTAGAGAAGGATATTACTCTACTTTATATGTAAATGAATTAACAAAAGAAACATACTACAAATATAAATTAATAGCAAAAAGTGGGGAAGAACTTGAAAAAGAAATCTTGATTAATAAAGTAAATTCTACAGAACAAACAATAGCAGATTTAACATTTAAATTAATGTCAAATGGGGTGATATAAATGAATTGGTACAAGATAATAACAGATTTCTATAATAATGGTAATTGGACTAAAGAGCAAGTTAAAACGGCAGTAGAAAAGAATAAGATAACGGCAACAGAATATAAAGAAATTGCAGAAGAGGACTATATAGCATAGTCTTTTTTAATTCAAAAATTAGGAGGTTTTCATGAATGAAGAACTTTTCGAAGCAGATTTAAAAAGACATGAAACAAGAATAAATAAACATGGAGAAGAAATAGACGAATTAAAAATAGCAAATATAGAGTCTAAAGCAGAGTTAAAAGCATTGTGTGAGAATCTAAACTCACTTACAAGTATGCTCAAATGGCTAATTGGTACAATGATTACAACACTTGTAGGGTTCTTTATATTTGCAGTTCAAAGAGGAATATTTTAATTAATTAGGAGGATAAAAGATGGATAATTTAATAAGTTTCATACCAGAGCAGTTACTAATTTTAGTAGCTGCTCTTTACGTTTTAGGTGTTGGATTCAAAAAATATAAACAATTAGATAATAAATACATTCCAGTAGTGTTATTGATACTTGGTATAGGGTTTTCTATTTGGATGTTAGGATTAAATCCTGTTGCAATTTTACAAGGTGTAATTTGTTGGGGAGTTGCAATAGGTATAAATCAAACTTACAAACAACTAAAGGAGGAAAATAAATAATGAAAATAGCAATAGTACCAGGACACACTTTAAGTGGAAAAGGAACAGGAGCAACTGGGTATATAGATGAAGGAAAAGAAAACAGAATTTTAACTGATTTAATTGTAAAATGGTTGAAACAAGGTGGAGCTACTGTATATACTGGAAAAGTAGATAAATCTAATAACTACTTAGCAGAACAATGTAAAATTGCAAATAGGCAAAATGTAGACTTAGCAGTACAAATCCATTTCAACGCAAATAAAACAACACTAAACGCAATGGGTACAGAAACAATATACAAAACTAACAATGGTAAGGTATATGCCGAAAGAGTTAATGATAAATTAGCAACAGTATTCGAAAATAGAGGTGCAAAATCGGATGTAAGAGGTCTTTACTGGCTTAGTCATACAAAAGCTCCTGCAATATTGATAGAAGTGTGCTTCGTAGATAGTAAAGCAGATACAGACTATTATATCAGACATAAAGACATAGTTGCTAAATTAATAGCAGAAGGTATTTTAAATAAGACAATAGATAATAAAGAGAATGGTGAGGGAAAAATCATGTACAAACATACAATTGTTTATGATGGAGAAGTTGACAAAATCCCTGCAACTGTGGTTGGTTGGGGTTATAATGATGGGAAAATACTGATATGTGATATAAAAGATTATGTACCTGGCCAGACACAAAATCTTTATGTTGTAGGCGGTGGAGCATGTGAGAAGATAAGTTCTATAACTAAAGAAAATTATACTATGATAAAAGGTAATGATAGGTTTGAAACACTTTACAAAGCGTTAGATTTTATTGATAGATAGATTAAGAAGTGGCAACTAATTTATTATATTTGTCTGAATTGTGCATTGGCCAATGCACAATTTAAATTATAAAGATGACTTGCAGAAAGTGAAGCTAAGCGATAATATCAAAAGTAAATGATAGATTTAAAAGAGGTAACAACTAATTTGCTAGTTGCTACCTCTTTTTTTATTTTATTTTTATATAAATTTAATTATTATCTTTAATTTTACCAATTAAGTCGTCCATTATTTCAAAAGCTAATTCGTCAGAAATGGATATATCATAATTGTTAGAGCAATATTCTTTTACATAAACTTCGTATGTACCAAATTTAACATTACTTAAATAAAAATCTAATTCCGTTTCGTAATCCTCAATATAGTCCTCGTGACATCCTTCGTTAGTTTCTATATCATATAATTCATCAACAATAGTTTCTTTTAGTTGTTCAGTAATATTTTCCATAAAAACATCCCCTTTTTTATTCTTCTTCCTTATCAGTATAATCATCTTCAATGCCGTATAATTCTACTTCTTCAACGCCGTATTTATCTTGAAGAGAAGAAACTTTGAAAATCCAGTCTCTTCCGATTTTCCTGCAGTCTTCATCAATTTTGAAAGCACCTCTTTTAATTGCGCTTAATATTGTAGCTTGTGGAACGTTAAATCTTTCGCTTGCATCAGCTAAAGATATAAAACCATCAAAAGTTGCGTTTTCTTTTGCATTACCAGCGACTAACCCTATTTGGTAGCATAGCATGAACTCAATATTTTCCACGTTCATGAAAAGTTCTTCGGGAAAGCTTATTTTAGCTCCTAGATAGGCTGGTAATAATATACTCAATATAGTATTTCTATCTTGCATCCTGCAAGCAGAATTAAGTTGCAGTAACTTGCCAACGCTTAAAACTTTAGTTTTTCCTATCTCAAAACCCATATCGTAAATTTCTTTATTGCTAATCATTTTAAATCCCCCTTATCACGTTTATACATTATATATTAATGCATAAACATCAAAAAGTCAATATATTAACGCTATAAAATATTTTATCGTTTTTTAACGTTATCTTTATTGACTTATGCACGGCTAGACGTTATAATATAATTAAAGATAAACAAAAGGGGGATTTGAAAAAATGAAAAAGATAACTAAAAAAGAAATAATAGAATTTGTAAGAGATGTAGTAGGAGAATATCAAGATTGGAAATTAAAATCATGTGGCTTCTATATAAAAGATAATGAATTAAATTCTTTTGTAAGCTTTGAAGGAAAAGGAATTGACATAAATGTATATAAGGAAAACTACGACGAAATAATTTACATAGAAGATTATATAAAAGACTACAAGCGTAAGGAATATAACTTAAAAGAAATAGATTCTATCATATACGAAGATGTAAATGAAATGATTAGTAACTATAATGAAAAATAAAAAAATGAAAATAAAATAAAAATTACTGGAGGAAATTAAAATGAATAAACAAAAAGCTAGAAGATTTTTAAGAGTTATAGATATGAATATAGATAAAATAAAGGAAGAAGCTATAAAAGCTTTTAAAGAAAGTTGTTTAATCAAAGAGACTAATAATATAAAAATTTATATCGATATACAAGGAAAAGTTGAAGCGATAGCAGTTCAAACTTGGGCTAAACTTTTAGATGATGACAAAGAAATTAATATTTTCACATTAAATCAAGCACCAACTCATTTAAACGATATGCTTGGAGAAATTTGTTACGTAAACGATTATGAAGAATTTGAAAATTGGTGTGAAAATGAGTGGGAAAATTTGGATTGGGATAGTTATAAAAAATTCAATAAAGAAAATTTCGAAGAAATTGCTGAAAGAAATATAGACGATAGCACATCAGTTTTTTTAGAAGAATTACAAAAAGGCATTGAAAGTTGTAAACAAGAATTGCAAAATATAGTTGAAAATTAAGTAGAAGAGTATTATTATTAATGTATATAGTATCGTTTTTGATTAACTATACGGAAATAAAAGCAGTGTATTCAATAAATACACTGCTTTTTTTAATGCTAAAGATTTAATTATTATGATAACTCAATCCTTCGATTAAAAATCCTACATTCATTGTCATTTCTGCTTCGTCGCTTTGTAATATCCCTTCCGTAAATTCGCTGTCGCTTGGTAATGATACTTTTTTTCTCACAACTGCTTCTATGATTGTCTGAAATAGTTTAATTTTCATATCCTTATCAACTCCAGCATATCGCAAAAAATTTACAACTTCTTGTGAAAACTTATTTAATTCAGATTTAGTCATTTTTCCGGATAATTCTTTTCCAATTTGCAGATAAACGTTCATTTTTTCAACCCCTTTTTAGATTATAGTTAAAACATATTATTTAAACAATATTAATATATTGCAATGATAATATTAAAATATTACTTAAATATTATATATACAATATTTAAGTAATATCTAAACAATATAAATATAATATTATTTACTTTTTCTTAGTCTTATTTCTTCTATTTCTCTCATTGTATATATTTAAATTCTCTTCTTTTATAGTGACATCAGATAAAATTTGAGATAGTATATCGCTTAATAATTTGCTTACGTCGCTATTCATATCAATAGAAAAAGATTTTAATTTGTTTACAAGTTCTTCATCAAGCGTTGCACTCATAGTTACCTTTTTACTTTTCTTATTAACTAGATTATATATGTTTAATGTCTTATTGTCTGTAGTTGTAGAATCATTTTGTACAATTGTTCCAGTTTTCAAAATCGGTTTTTCATTATCGACTAAAAGGTCTCTGTTGAAACTTGGCATCTATAACACTCCCTTTCTTTTCAATTCTTCTAACATATTAGTAAATTCTTGTCTGCTGAAATGCTCTTTAGTTATTTTTGTATAATCTGTTAGAGATAGTTTTTTCAATAGTGCCTTCTCTATAAACTCGTTTTTTCTAATATATGTATCTAACATAATATCTCTCATATCGTTAAACCCTTCCAGATAAGAATCGAAAGTATCACTAATTTGAGTTTTCTTCTTCTCAAATCCAACTAAAACAGTACTTTTTATATTATCCTCCTTATCAAAATAGGTTCTATCAACATCCCAGAGTTGTTTAAATAATTCTGCTCCTCTCAGAGAAGAAATGTTTTTATCTTGAATTGGAATAATTATACTATCTGCTAAGAAAAGCACATTTTTAGCTGTCAAATCGTAGCGTGGAGATAAATCACAGATAATATAATCATACTCACTCAAAGTATTAAAGTTTTGCATGTACCAGCGAGCTAAAAATTTTTCTCTGGCTGGTAAAGGTGATAGCTCTTGTTCAAATCTAGCCATTTGTATGTCAGAAGGAATTAAGTCTACATTAATGTAATTTTCATTAGGTGACTTGACTATTGCATCATTAGCACTAATCCCTTTTAAAATATCTAATGTAGTATTATCATTATGATTTATTTCATAAACATATTGTGTTAGATTTGCTTGTACATCTAAGTCCCATAAGAGAATTTTTTTATCTTTATCTTTTGCAAGTTCATACGCTGTCATTATAGACGTTGTTGTCTTATAGATACCTCCTTTTATGTTAAAGTACGTAAGTAGCTTTGTATTAGCCATTTTCTCCACCTCATTATTATATTTATAATATTATAATAATATTGTAGTATTGTTTTTATAATATTGCAACAATATATTAATATTGTTAATTACAATATTCAAATAATATAAATACAATATTTACATATTGCTTTTACAATACCAATATATTATATTAAAAATACTAAAATATTGTATACACAATACTAAAATAATATTTTTATAATATTACAGTATTATTTTTATATTATAGTAAAATTTAAAAAAGAAGGCTAAGAAAAAAGCAACCTTCTTTTATAGAAAAAGTCATTCATTCTTAGCCTTTTCAATTATTATCCTGTCGCCCTCGAATGTTGCCGTAACATTAGGGTTTTCTCTTGTTATGCCCATTTCATCAGCCCATTTTTTAGGAACACTCATTCTAGGAGTAAACGACCCACTCCCACCTTTATGAAAGTTAAACTTTAAATCTCTTTTTTCTTTTTTCATTCATTAGCTCCTTTTTTGCTGTATTACAAAGAAAAGCAATAATACAACACTAAAAACTAAACCGAGCATGTTGCTTGTACTAGAGTTTAATACTATAGATACTATATTTAAGACTATAGTTATCAAAACTAAAACAATGCAAATCTTATAAAATTTATCACTCATGTTTTTTAGAAATGTGTTATAATATTAGAAAGAAGTCACCTAGAGAGAAGGGCTATTCCCTCTAGGCTTATCCTTACAGTTCTTTTAAAATTCTTAGAACTGCGAGGATTATGTTAAGTAATAATAGGATGAAGGAGAAAACTTTTTTAACTATGTTAAATTTGTTTTCTCTTTTCTTTTTACTTCTTTCTAATCTCCCCATTCCCGTTCCTCCTTTCTTTTATTTTTTTTGCTTTCTCACCTCCTTCTCTATAAATATATTATACTATGACGGGGCGTCAAAAACAATAGTTTTCTCCTATTTTTTAAACAAATTTTGGTAAAAAGTAAAGATTTTAGTATATTAGAAATGATATAAATTCGTATCTTTTTTTAAAAAATGTGATATAATAAAAGCAAGGAAATAATGATTTACTTTACACAAGAGTAGCTATTTCCAATGTTTTGAAAAATAACTTATTTTCTTTAACCACTCTTATTGGCGTTTGAGTGGTTTTTTATTTTTTCATATAAGAAAGCTGATATAACACCAGCTAGTATACTCAATAAAAAATTTATCACCATATTGTTCCACCTCCTTCCGTTATGGAATTTGGCGTTTAAATATGGAAATAGCCACTCTTACGCTTTTTCAATCACTTTTTTCCTTGCTAAAATTATTATAACATATTTTGACAACTAACTAATAAACTAATTCATCTTTAAACTTCATTTCGCTTTTACAAGCTTTATAAACTGATGCGCAACTCTTGCAATCTTCTAATGCTCTATGAGAACTATAATTCAATCCTAATTCTTCGTGCAAAGAAGGCAAAGAATAACTTTTTAGTTTTTTACCCTCATAAGTTCTTATGTACTTTCTTGACAAAGTTAATGTATCTATAACCTTATTAGTAACCTTTTTATATCCATTCTTATATAATTTATCTAATATAAATTCCATGTCAAAAATAGCGTTATGAGCTATAAGAGTATAATCACCTATAAAATTCAAAAAATGTGGAAGCACTTCCTCGATTTTTGGAGCATTAACAACGTCTTCGTCTGTTATCCCTGTTATATCAATTATATTTTTTCTTATGCTTTTGTTTGGCTTTACAAAAGTACTAAAAATTTCACTTGGGACATCCCTTTCAAATTTAATAGCTGCTATCTCGATAATATCTTCTTTGGAAGCATCTAAACCAGTTGTCTCTACATCAAAGACAATATAATGCTCTAAAACTTTATTTCTAGAATTTGTAAATTTAATAAATTTTTCGTACTCAATTTCTTTTTGACTTTTAAAAGAACTAATTATATCACTAGAAAGTTCTTTGCTAAAATCATATTGTTTTGCAATATCGAACTCAGTTAGAACTGGTTCTTTTAATGTTTTTAAAAATCTTTTTACTGAATTAAACACAAAGTCATTCCCCCTTTACAATTTAATTATAAAAAATAAGACTTAGTTTGTATACTAAGTCTTAGTAAAATTTAACATTTTAAAAAAATATTTCTAAAATTTAATTGATTTTTTAAAACAGTATATTTTTTTATAATCTAAATGTGCTATAATTATAATCATAAAATGAGAATAAGCCGATTTTTTTAAATTAGATTTTTAAAATACAAAAAAATAAAAGAGGAATACTCACTTGCCGTCAAACAATAGTATTCCTCACCATCAGGGAAAATGGACCCTTATTTTGGGATACGCAAATATCCTTATTTTCTAATTGCTATATTCTTATTATAGAGTAAAAAGCAATAGAAATCAAGTTTTTTTAGAGTATTTTTAATTAGTAAAATTCTACTAAAAAACAGAAAATAGGTTTTATTTTTCCCTGTAAAATAAGGGGGATTTAAAATGAAAAATAATATAAATAAATTATTTCTAGAAGAATGCAACGCTGAAAGGGCAGAACATGAAAAAGAAAATTATTCTGAATTTAATAGACATGAAATATATGAAATAAAAAAATATATAGATGAAAAACCGCTTGGAATTAGAACAGCTATAGCCAATGCAGATAATGGAGGAAAAACCTTATTTATTGCACCAACAGGAGCAGGAAAAAGTTATAGCTTTATAAATACATTAAAAAAATTAAAAACTAAAGCATTATTTATACTTCCTAACGCTTCTAATGTAGAGCAAGCAATGCACGAATACAACATAGCTGGTGCATATGATAAGATACCTGCTAAACAAGCTTTAGAGAACAATAATCTAGCAGTAATGACCTGGGACAAGACTGAACAGCTCATAGATGTAGACTTAAGAGAATACATAATCGTAGTTGATGAAATACATCAAACTTATACAGACAGCTATAGAGGGAAAGCAATAAAAAATTTAAACAATATCATGTCTAAGTGTAAAGGAAGAATAGATATAACAGCAACACCAACGAAACTAGAATTTGAAATATATGACTACATAATAGAGTACACTCAAAAACAAAAAACAGAATATGATGTCAAGTTATATAATGATTTTGATAATAAAAATTTTACAGAAATAATTAATATAATAAATAAGTCAAACAATAGTGCCATGCTAATGAATGATATATCAACTCTTGAGTTCATAAGAGATTCAGTAAACAAAAATGCGGGAGTTGTATATGCAGATGGGAAAGAAGAAAATGAGTTGTACAGTAGAATAGTTAAAAATTCAGATATGAAAGGCTACGAAACGCTTTTAAATACAACAACAATTTTGGCAGGTGTAAATATAAATAACAAAGATATTACAGATATAATTATCGTTAATATAAAAGATGTTGGGGCTATAAAACAATATGTTGCAAGGTTTAGAAACTTAAAAAAAGCAAATATACACATATTCAATAAATACAAAGAAGAGTGTAATGTCTATAAAATAGAATGGTTGGTTGATAAAAATATAGAAAAAGCAACTATCTTAAAAGATGCTTATAACAAAGTATCTAAACATACCCTAATGTTTGAAACGGTTGGGATAAATGCTACACCAATTCGAATTGATTCAAATGTTTATTACTGTATGAAAGACAATTGTTACAAAGTAGATAAACTGTATATAAAAAGCCAAATTTACAGTAACTATTACAACACAAGAACAATACAAAGTTTTAAAGTTTTATTAGAAGAATACTTCGATAATGTTAATATAACTGATGCTAAAGAAATTGAAACAAATGAAAAAGAATTAAAAGAATATAAAAAAGTTGTAAAAGAAATTAAAGAAGCAACAAGAAATATTTTAAAAGAACATAAAGAAATTTTGGTAGGTTATAGACAGATTAAAAGCAATTCTAAGAGCTTTTCACTAATGCAGTATCATAATGATATGAAACTAAGTTTAAAAGGGTGCTTAGAGGCTTACAGAGCGCATGATATACATAATTTAGTAAAGAAAAGTAAAAGTAATAGTATGTTAGAACTATATTCTAACTATGTGCTAGATAATAAATTTGATTTAGACCTTGCGTGGAAATTAGCAAATACAGAAAATAGAAAGCGTGGAACAATATTTAACAAGATAAATACTTTGATATATAGAGAATTAAAAGAAGAATATCCAGAGTTTTTAAATGATGAACTTATTCAAGTTACAGTATTTAATTATATAGACAAATTATTTGGAATTGGAACATCTTATACAAAATTGCATTTACAAGAGTTAAGTGACGATTTAAGAACAATTCTAGGAGAAAATTGGAACTTAACAACTGAAAAAATAGGTTGCATATTGAACGAAATTTTTAAAATAGAAAGTAAAAATCATAGATGTGGTACACACTTAGAAAATATGTTTTTTTATAAAAATATAAATCCTAAGTGTGTACCATGTGAAAAAAATAGAGTTAGAATTTATAAAATCGAAAGATATGTAACTATAGATGACATAAAAAAAGATTTAGAATTAGACGAAAAAGATAAGAGTTTAGAACATGCTATAAAACATACAAAAGATAGAATGTTAAATTCTTTAGATGAAGAGGAAAAACTATTGTTACTAAAAGGTTTTATGTAAAAAGTCCAGTATTAGAACATATCTTTTTTATAAAAATATAAATCCCAATACTGGAACCAAAGAAAAAAAGAATTTGAATTAATAGAACAATTAGAAATTTACATCATAAAAAGGCCGTAGGGTTAGGATTTTGACCCTGCGATTTTTTGTGTAAGAGAATTCAATATTTTTGAATTGGAATTATTTCCTAGAGGTAAATTTTGTTAAAAAGTACTATTGTTGCAGTATAAATGTTTAATTATAACAAAGAACCGTACATATGTTCTTGTAATATTGAACAAGAGGGAGTATAATATTATTTAGAAAATACATTTAAACTATTTGATTTATTACTTTTTAGGGGGGGAGTGGATTTATTTGTTAGAAGAAGAAAAAGATATTGAAGATGAGTTGATAGAAGAAATAGTTACAATTATTAAAAAACTTGATTTAAATAAAGATAGAAGAACTTTATTGATGATAAAGTGGTACATATTAGGAATGTTGAAATAAAAAAAGAAGAATAGCGATTGCTATTCTTCTATTTCTAGTAAAGAATCAAGCATATTATTAAATAAGGCTAAATATTTTTTATTTAGTTTAAACATCTTTAATATTAATTCTCTTTCTAATTCATTTTCTGTCTTACTTAACTTCCCAATTAATTGAGCAAATTCTTTATCTGTATCTTTTGCGCAAAACATATTCCCTATTCCATTCGCTAGCCAATCATATGAAACACTCCAAGCGTCACAAATGTCTTTCAGTGTTCTATTGCTTGCATTTCTTTTACCATTCTCGATAAGTGATATTGTATTTCTTTTCAGTTTTAATCTTTCAGCAAAATCTTCTTGACTTAATTGCAACTCAATTCTTAATTCCCTTATGCGTTTGCTTTGAGGGCTTATATTATTCATGTCCATTTTATACCTCCATAGTAATAATTATAAACTAAATATGCTTACAAGTCAACAAGAAATAAGATGGAAAAAAACTTACATTATGGTTGACTTGTAAGCAAAAATATTATATACTTGCATTACAGGTCAACATAAGAGAGGTGGGCAAGATGCAAGATATTAATAATTTAAGAAAAAGTATTTTAGAAAAAGTTAGTGTGCTTAATGAGAATAAACTTAAAATTGCAATTTTGAAACTTGACACGCTATATGAAGCGCAAGAGATTGAAGAAAGAGAAATTAAATAAAAAGTGTACTTGACGGCTACACTAAAAAATCTAATTTAAAAAAACTAAAGGAAAAGGTGAGCTTATGTATATTGAAAATATAGAAGAATTAAAAGAGTTAATTGAGCTTTTTGGAGTTGTAGAAGCGAAGAGTGAAAACGTAGTTGCGTTTGAAGAAGTTGAAAGTTTAGACTCTTTCACAGAAGAAAATGCAAAGAAAGCATTAGATATATTAAATAAGCATAAACAAGAGAATAAAAAAAGATATAGAGATTTCTTTGAATTGAAAGAATGGATTAACGGAGATGAAGAACGAAAGCAAATATTTGCGGATATTGCTATTTGTGAAAGATGTAATAAAATAGTTGCTAATTCTGCAATGTTAACCTCGTTTCCTATCTTAGCAAAATATGATGAGAATCGAAGTGTTTTTGAACAGTTGGAAACTGTTGCTATATGCCCAGACTGCTTGATGTTTATAACTAGAGTATATGAGTCGTTATTTGATTTCGAAGGTTAGAAACAAAAAGTAACAATGTTAGTCGTCAAGTGTGTTTTTAATAGCATTAAATTAGTTAAAATAAGTATCTTAACATATGTAACAAGGAGTAAAACAAATGAAGAAGATTTCAGAAATGAGTATATTGGAAAAGGCTGATTTTATTAGAAATAGACAACTAGAATTGAAAAAGAAATATCAAAACAAGGCTAAAGGAGAATTGTTTAATATGGCTTGTAGAGAGTTAGAAGAAAAAGAAAAGTGCGAAGGGGTGTTTTGATATGTTGGGTTATAAGCTTGTAAGAACTGAAGAATTGTTAAAGCTTAGAAAAGACTTAGAGATAAAAGAAGAAGAATTAAAAAGAAACCTTGAAGAACTATCTGAACAACATTTATCTAAAGCAAGTTTGTATATGAATCTAGGAATGACTATAACAGAAAATGAATTTTATAATTCAATAATCGAGAAATTGTTTGATAAAGATTTTAGAAAAGCTATCAGCATTTTTAACAAAACTAAAAGTATTCGGATAAAGAATAAAAAAGCAACTGAAATATTACTTAGAATTGATAGAGAAGAAAAAATAAAGGAATTTCCTTGTAGAAATAAAAGAAGGAAGTGTTAGAAATGAATAATGTTTGTTTAGTTGGAAGATTAACAAAAGACCCCGAATTTAAATATATTCCAAAATCGGGTACGCCAGTAGCAACTTTTACAATTGCTATAGATAGAGACTATGTAAATAAAGAAGGACAAAAAGAGACTGATTTTATACCAGTTGAAGTAATGGGGAAATCTGCGGAATACTGTGCGAGTTACATAACAAAAGGTCGATTAGTCGCTTTGAAAGGTGAAATAAGAGTTGATTCATATACAGATAAGAAAACTGAAGAAAAAAGGATATTTACGAAAGTTCATACAAAGATGGTAACGTCTTTAGAAAGTAGTAAAAATAATAAAGAAAATAAGGAAGAAACTCCGAATTTACAAGCTATATACGACGACCCCGATATACCGTTTTAGCAGCTGAAAGAAACAGAGAAAAAGCTCCGTTTTGGAATTAAAAAAGGATGTGGGAAAATGACTAGAAAAGGAAAAGTATTAAAAATTTGTGGTTGGTGCGGAAAAACATTTCTTTCTGATAATGATGGTAAAATTGCATATTGTTCTAAGAAATGTAAGAAAAAAAGAGAAAAAAATTTAGAAACAGAAGGGGCAAAAAAATGAAAGAGTATAAAATTGAAATTGAAGAAACAATATTTTTAAAACATAAAGTTATTGTTGAAGTTCTGGAGTGAAAAAAAGCTGTAAGAAAATAAAATAAGGAGAAAAAAGAATGGAAAATATTTTTTGGTGGAGTTTTATGGATTTAGAAGAAGCGGAAAAAGTTGTTACAGAAGAAAGTATAAAAGACTTAGAAAATGCTATAAATGAAATTGAGAATGAAGCGGAAGAAGTTAAAATTTTAATTATTAAGAAAAATGGCGATGAAAAATATATTAATTTCAAACACGATGGATATATGAAAGACGTTATAAAAGATAGAATAGTTCAATGTTTTGAAGAAATAAAAATAATGCATGAAACAATTTTAGAAGAAATATAAAAAGGGAGAAAATAAAAGATGAATTTTAAAATGATTGCTAATGTGCCGGAGAGCTGGACAGTTCAAAAACAATTTGAAAAGATATTGGAAGAAATTTTAGAACTTAAAGAAGCTATTGCGTTAGATGATAATAAGAAAATATTAGAAGAAGGTTTAGATGTTTTTCAAGCAATTCTCACTTTATTTAAAATAATTGGTATACATAACATAAGCGAAGGGTTGAAAGAGCATAACAAAAAACTTAGAAGAAGGAAATGGAAGCTAGAAAAAATAGATTAAAGTTAAAGGTATGAATAAGTGGCATTTACTTTAATTATTAAATAGATAAGATAGAAATAATTTATATTAATAGATTTTATTTGAACTTAAAAAAATGAAGTCTTATAACAAAAAAACAAAATAAAAATCCAGAATATTTTGAATAATATGCAGTAGTTGGAAATGCTACAAAATACCTAACTAGTCCCAAAAGCTAAATTTAAGGATTAGTTAGGTATTTATAACAAAAAGTACAAGAGGTGTAAAAATGAAAATAAAAAAAGAGTATTTTGACAAAGTGGAAAATACATTAAAAATATTAGGAGATAAATATAGAAAGTTAAGAGTATTAAAAAAAGAAATAGCAATTCTTAAACACAAAGAAAACTATAGAGAAATTAATTTCGAAGAATTAGGGTTTAAAGTACAAAAAAGTGTAAAAGGTATAGATGACATGGTTGTAGCAATAGAGGATGCTATCTACAACAAAGAAACTGAAATTGAAATTATAGAGCGAAAGCTAGAGTTTTATAATATTTATTTAAAAGAGCTATCAGAGGTAGAACAAAAAATTATAGAACTAGTATACTTTTATAGCTGGGATGGGAGAATGTCTATTACAAAAATAGCAATGGAATTAAATTATGATAGAAGCAGTTTTTATAACAAAAAAGCTATTGCTATTAATAAAATAGCTTTAATGATATATGGTGATGAAGCTTTAGAGTAAACAATATTTCTACAAAAAAAGACTGTTTTTATACTTCGTTTCTAAAGAAAACATGTTAGAATTGTATCATAGAAAAAAGTGTACATTGACAACTGAATATTCCTCGAAAACTATAGCCTAATTTTTTTAGGCTTTTTTTATTCTCTTTTGGAAGGGGGGATTTTGATTAGGAGTAAAAAAAGCATCAAAGCCTATCAAGCGTACGCAAGAAGTGCTAGATATTCAAGATTATCTAAGATATAAAAGTTATAGAAACTATGTAATTTTTATGCTAGGGATAACAACAGGATATAGAGCAGGAGATTTAGTTAAACTAAAAGTTAGAGATGTAAAAGAAGCTTTAAGAAGACAAGAATTTACCATAATGGAAGGTAAAAAAGTTAATAGTAAAAACATTAGGGAAAAGAACAGGAAGCCTCGAACGGTTGAAGTAAGACCTAAAATTGCACAAATATTAAAGAAATATATAAAAGATAAACATGACTATGAATATATGTTTCCATCAAGGAAAAAAAAATATCCTCATATTGGTGTTGAAGCTGTTAGCAAAGCATTAAAAGAAGCAGGAGAATATTTTGGGTTATGTGATATAACAGCACATAGTATGAGGAAAACTTATGCTTATAAAATTTATATTGATAGCGGAAAAGATATTGTTGCAGTTAAAGAATTGTTGGGTCACTCTTCTATAGAAGAAACAAAAATGTATTTAGGTTTAGATAAAGAATTGTATCATCATTACAGTGAGTCATTAGACGACTTTGTAAGGTGATATTTTTTTATTTGTCTGTTTGAATGTCTAAAAATTTGGTGTAGTGATATTCAAGGTATCAAAATCGCTATATAAGAAGTAAGAAAAAAATAGATTGAATGTCTGATTCTCTAAGAAAATAAGACGTTCAAATGAAGAAATACGAACTATATTTAATTAGTTTTTAATAATGTTCGTATAGAAAAAGAGGTGTTTTATGAAGAAAATAGAGTTGGATGATAAAGAGATTAAACTGATTATTTCAGCATTAGATTTAAAAGTTTCTCGCAACTTAGGCAAAGCTTATAAAAACTTCCCATATGCTTTTGATGAAAAAGAAGAGTATAAGAGGGATGTGGCAACTATGGAGCTTTTGATTGATAAGTTTTTAAGTAAGCTTAATGAGGTAGAGTGTGAGGGAGTGCTTATATAATGGCTAGAGAGTTTAGTCGAAGCTTTTATAATAGCAAAGCTTGGAAGGAGTGTAGGCAATCAATTATTAAGAAATATCTAGGCTTGTGTGCTGAGTGTGGGAAGCTAGGAGAAGAAGTGCATCATATAAAATATTTAACTCCTGCTAATATACATGATGTTGAGATAACTTTAGGTGAGGAGAATTTAATATTGCTATGTAAAGACTGTCATAGTAAAAAACATAAGAGTAAGAAAGACATTACTAGAACAGGGTTAAAATTTAATGAAAAAGGGGAATTGATTTCGATTTAGAAAAAAATAGTATATCCCCCCTTAAAAACGACCCTGGGGGCTGATTTCAAATACCGATGTCCCCACATCAATTTTCCTCCGCATGAAAAAATCAGAATGGGAGGGGGGTTATTTAAAATAATTTACGAACAATTAGAGAAAGAAAAAAAGATAAAACAAGAGGTAAGCAGATTAAAGAAAAACTATAAAGATTTAGAAAAAGAAAAAGTTAAAATTTTAGATGGGCTAATAAATGAAGCAGCTTTTTTAAAAATATCTTTAGAAGGGACTAGGGAAATTTTGACAAAAGAAGGTTTGACTGAAATTTTTAAACAAGGTAAGCAGGAATTTGAAAGAGAGAGGCTTCAAGTTAAAATATATTTAAATTTTATGAAGCTTTACTCTAGTGTTATGAAACAACTGATTGATATTATTCCAAGCGACAAAAAGCAGGAGGAAGAGGACAAACTTATTGAGTTTATGAAAAAAGGTAGACTTCAAAAATGACATACATTGAAGAGTATTATCAAAAAATATTAAGTGGAGAAATAATTGCTTGTAGCAGGATTAAGCAGGTATATAAAAAACTTGTTCAAGACTTATATAATCCAAAGGATAATTGGGTGTTTGATGAAGAACTTGCGAATAGACCTATCGAGTTTATAGAGACGTTTTGCAAACAAGCACAAGGGAAATTAGGGGAGCCTTTGAGGCTTGAATTATTTCAGAAAGCTAAACATCAAGCTGTGTTCGGTTTTGTTGATAAAGAGACTGGGTTTAGAAAATATCAAGAAGTACTTGATATTCGAGGTCGTAAAAATGGTAAGACTACAGAATTGGCAGCAGATGAATTATTTATGTTAATTGCAGACAATGAAGGGTCGCCAGAGGTTTACAATATAGCAACTAAATATGAGCAAGCACAAAAAGGGTTTAAAGAGTGCTATAAAATGGTACAGCAATCTAAAATTTTATCTAAGCATATTAAAAAAAGAAAGTCAGACCTCTATTTCCATGCTAATTATGGTTTTTTGCAGGCACTCGCAAGCAATAGTAATGGACTTGATGGATTAAACTCACACATGGTAACAATAGATGAATTGGCAGCTATAAAAAACAGAGATATTTACGACTTAATGAAGCAATCTATGGGTGCAAGAAATCAACCTCTTTTAAACTGTATAACTACAAATGGTTTTGTCAGAGAGGGCATTTTTGATGCGCAATATGAGTATGCTTGCAATGTCTTGGATGGAAAAATAAAAGATGATAGGTTTATAGCTTTTATTTATGAGCTAGATGACAAAGATGAATGGGATAGAGAAGAATGTTGGATAAAAGCCAACCCAGGTTTAGGCACTATAAAAAAATTTGATTTTTTAAGAGATTGTGTTAATAAAGCTAAAACAGACCTAAGTTTTAAACCTACCGTTATGGTGAAAGATTTTAATATGAAAGAAAATTCTGCTACTGCTTGGTTGAGGTGGGATGAGTTAAACAATGAAACTAAATTTAATGTAGATGAAATGGGATTTAGATATGGCATAGGATGTTTTGATTTAGCTGAAACTACAGACCTTGCATCTGCTAAAGTTTTATTAAGGAAAAGACATGATGATAATATTTATACGCTTTCTATGTATTGGGTTCCGTCTGAACGATTAGAGCAAAAAGTTGATGAAGATAAAATTCCATACGATTTGTGGGAAAAACAAGGTTTGTTAAGGGTATGTGAGGGAAATAAAATAAATCCATACGACATTTTATTATGGTTTAGAGAAATTAGGGAAGAATACGATATTTATATTTCTTGGATTGGATACGACCCTTGGCATGTTGATTCAAGTTTACTTTTAGCTTATGAAAATGAGTTCGGAAAGGATGCAATGATTAAAGTTAGGCAAGGAGTTTATACACTATCAGCTCCTATGAAGGAGCTACGGGCAGATTTAAAAGCTAATAAAGTTATTTATAATAATAACCCTATCGATAAATGGTGTCTTAGCAATATAGAAATAAAAACAGATATAAATGGAAATATACAGCCAATAAAAGGTATGGACAGAAGACGACGCATTGATGGAGGTGTCACTTTAATTATAGGCTATGTTGTTCTAAAAGAAAAAATGTCAGAATATGAAAACATGATTTAAGTAAGGGGGTGAAAAATGAACATATTTAAATCTAAGAAGAAAAATAAAGAAGCTCCTGAAAGAATTGTAATGGAACTCATTTCAGATTTGGGAAACGGGTTTTATAGTTGGCATGGCAATTTATATAGAAGCGATATTGTAAGAAGTATTATACGACCGAAGGCTAAAGCTGTTGGGAAAATGGCAGCTAAACATATTAGAAGTAATGAGACTGAATTTAAAACTAATCCAGAGCCTTACATTAAATTTTTGCTTGAAAATCCGAACCCATTTATGAGTGGGCAAATACTTCAAGAGAAGATGGTTACTCAATTAGAGCTTAATAGCAATGCTTTTGCTGTGATTATTAAAGATGATGATAATATACCAACTCAAATTTACCCTTTGAATGCTTTAAATTTTGAAGCTATTTATGAAGATAGAGTTTTGTTTTTAAAATTCTTACTTAGAAATGGAAAAGTAGTTACCTATCCATATTCGAACATAATCCATTTAAGAAAAGATTTTAACGAAAATGATTTATTTGGAACGCCTCCAACTAAAGTACTTAAAGCGCTTATGGAAGTTGTAAATACAACAGACCAGGGAGTCGTGAAGGCTATTAAAAACAGCAACACAATCAAATGGTTATTAAAATTTAAAACATCACTTCGACCTGACGATATTAAAAAAGAGGTCAAAGAGTTTGAAAAAAATTACTTACAAATAGACTCGGAAGCAGGCGGAGCTGCCGCAACTGATTCAAAATATGATGCTGAACAGGTTAAAGCTGAGAGTTATGTTCCTAACGCCGCACAGATGGACAAAACTACACAAAGATTATATTCGTTTTTTAATACAAATGAGAAAATAATTCAAAGTAAATATACCGAAGACGAATGGAATGCTTATTATGAGTCTGAAATTGAGCCAGTAGGATTGCAACTATCTAAAGAATATACGCAAAAATTATTTACTAGAAAAGAAAGAAGTTTTGGAAATGAAATTATTTTTGAAGCTTCTAATTTACAGTATGCAAGTATGTCTACTAAATTGAATTTGGTTCAAATGGTTGATAGGGGTTCGCTTGCTCCGAACGAATGGCGTAAGATAATGAACCTTTCGCCAATAGAGGGCGGAGACAAGCCAGTTCGCCGATTAGATACTGCTATTGTGGAAGGGGGTGATTAAATTAAATGGCTAGTGATAATTTGAAAGAATTTTTAAAAGTTAAAAACTCTACAGAAACAAATGCAGATTTGTTTTTCTATGGTGATATTGTCTGTGATGAGTGGGATGCCTGGACAGAAGAAGACCAGTATCCACTTGCAATAAAAGATTTTTTAGCACAAGAACAGGGAAAAGATTTAAATATTTATATCAATTCCGGTGGTGGTTCTGTATTTGCAGGTATGGCAATATATAATATGCTAAAAAGGCACGAAGGATTTAAAACTGTTTATGTAGATGGTATTGCAGCGAGTATTGCGAGTGTTATAGCTTTAGCAGGTGATAGAGTTGTAATCCCTCAAAATGCCTATTTTATGATTCATAAGCCTTGGATAGGTTTATGTGGTGCTTATAATTCAGATAAATTAATTAAGGCGGCAGAGGATTTAGACAGAATAGAGGAAGGTATTTTAAATGTATATCAAGATAACTTAAAAGAAGAAATTGATATTGAAGAAATAAAAGAAAAGCTAAGTGAAGAAACTTGGTTTACTGGTAAAGAAGCATCAAATTATTTTAATTTTGAAGTTGATGAGAAAAAAGAGGTTGCTGCTTGCGTGAGCGATTATTTTGATAAGTATAATAAAGTACCTCATGCTTTAAAAAATAAAATAGATAAGACTAGTAATAAAAAAGAAAATAATAATAAAAAAAGAGTTCAACTGAAACTGAACTTGTTAAAATTAGGGGGTTTAAATGACTAGAGAAGAATATTTTAAGAAAAGACAAGAAATGATAGACGAGGCGCAAAAATTACTTGATGATGAAGTTGGGGAGGAAGGAACAGGAGAAGAAAAAACGGAAGAAGCTGAAAAAATAGCTAATAAAATAAAAGCTTTGGACGAGGAATATGAAAGAAATGTAAAAGCTAGGGCGAATTTAAGAGCGTTGCAGGACGATTTTAAAGTCAACCCTACTATTTTTAATTTAACTAATAACAAAGGTAAAATAGAAGGTATAGAAGACACAACTGTTAAGGATAAACAAGAACAATATAAAAATGCTTGGGCTAAAGATATGTTAGGAAAGCCGTTAAGTTCAGAAGAACAGGAAATATTTAATAGTATTAACGCAGAGTATAGAGCGGAAGTTCAAACAAGCGAAAATAATACTATTTTAATTCCTAAAACTGTAGCTTCGGGTATATGGAAAGAAATTGGTGACATGTATCCTTTGTTTGGGGATGCTTCTCCAACTTTTGTAGCAGGTGATTTGACGATTATAGCGGAAGAAGACGGTGGTGATGATGCTGCGTGGTATGATGAAGAAACAGAAGTTAAAGAGGACGGTTATAAACTAAAAGAAATAACTTTAAGAGGTTGTGAGCTTGCCAAGGATATAACTGTATCGTGGAAATTGAAAAAAATGAGTATTGATGAATTTGTTCCATATATAACTAGTCTTTTAGCTGAAAAAATGGGAGCAGCATTAGCAAAAGCTATTGTAGATGGAAAAGGAAAACCAGGGGAAAGTGATTCTTTTAAACCCCAACCACTTGGAATAAAAACTGCTTTAGCAAAAGAAACTAGTAAGGCGCAAATAATAGAATATGTTGACAAGATAGCTTATACAGATATAACAAAATTAATGGCTGTTTTGAAAAAATGGAGTAATGGAGCTTGTATTTATGCTAATAGTACGACGATATGGACGCAATTAGCGGAAATATTAGACACAACAGGAAAACCGATTTTTATCCCTGATGCTGTAAATAGTGATGGGGTTGGAAGAATGTTTGGTAGAGCTGTTAAAATGGATGATAGCATGGCAGATGGCGAGATTCTTGCTGGAAATATAGCAAAAGGTTATGCGATAAATATAAATGAGAATGTAACTTTATATACAGATGAACATGTAAAAAGTAGAAAAACAGATTATTTAACTTATTCATTAGTTGATGGCAATGTTATAAGTAATAAAGCTTTTGGTATGATAGTTAAAAAAACTAGTGCAGTTGCGAAGTAGGTGTTTTGAATGATTGTATCATTAGAAGAAATAAAAGAATATTTGAGATTAGAGGCAGATTATAAAGAAGATGATAATCTGCTTTTGTCTTTTCTGAAAGCAGCAGAGGAGGATTTGGAAAATCGAACAGGAAAAGTTTTTAATGAAACTAACAAATCTGAACTTGTTAGTTTGTATGTAAAAATGTATGTTGCAGAGCAATATGAAAAAAGAGGTGCAACAGAAAGTAATAGCGAAAAAGTTAGATTTGTTTTAGAAAGTATAATATCTCAAATTTCTATATGTAGTAGGTACTAAAATGAATGTTGGAAAATTAACTCAGAGAATAGAAATACAAATTTATGGAGAAATTGAAAACGACATAGGAGAAATTACAAAAGGATGGTCTACGTATAAAAAACTTTGGGCTAACAAATCGTTGCTTAGAAATAGTAATAATTATGTGTTAGATAAAGAAAATATAGAGTATTCTTACAGATTTAAAATAAGATATAGAACTGATATAACAGAAGCTATGAGAATAGTTTGTAATGATATTATCTATGATATAAAGCATGTAAATAATATAAAAGAGCTAAATAAATATGAAACAAATATTGATTGTATTCTTTATAAAGAAGGTGTTTACAATGAGTAATACAGATTTTAATATGAATGGATTAGATGATTATACAAATAAACTATTTAAGCGTATTGTAAAAGAATACCCCAAAAAAGCTGAAAAGCTTATGAATATCAGCTTAGGAAAATGCAAAGGAGAAGCTATTGCAAGAACTCCGAGGGCAGATAAAAAGCCTAAAAAATATAAAAGAGCTAAGCACATGAAGGATAATTGGAAAACTAAAGTGCAGTCTAAAAATGGGAATTTTGTAGGGGTTTTGAAAAATGATTCTCCACATGCACATCTAATAGAAAATGGCTGGGTGACAAAAAATGGGGGATATGTTGAAGGAACACATATGTTGCAACAAACCATGGAGCATCAAAGGGCAAAAATCGATAAAAGAATAGAAAAAATGGTTGACGAAACCTTTAATCTTTAGAGGGGGTAAGAGTGTTAAAAATTGTTTCTGTAAAAAAAGCTATAGTTGAAAAGCTTAAGTCTTTAAATATAAAAATAGTAGCAAATGAAATAAGAAGCGGGTTTGAAAAGCCTGCTTTTTTTATTCAAATTATTCCTATTGAAATGGCTAGCGACCCAAGTTTTTCAAATAGTACATTACTTGTTAATATACATTATTTTTCTAAAGAAAAGACAGAATTAGAAAATTTAAAAATGATTGATAAGCTTAATATATTATTTCAAGATTGTATTCTAGAAATTGATGTGGGCGAATTGACTATAGAAGAAAAAAGTGTAGAAATATATGAGAATGTTTTACAATACAAATTTAATTTGCAAGTAGTTGAAATTATAGAAGAAGACGAAAGCAAGTATGAGTTTATGGAAGAGCTTGAAATGAATATTTAAAAAAGGAGGTTTTATTTTGGGATTACCAAGTGCGATAATTGAGTTTCAAAGACGTTCAAGGACTGTTAAATTTAGAAGTCGAAGAGGTATTGTAGCTTTAATACTTAAAGATTCAACAGCTATAAAGAAATCTTATTCTATCGATTTCTTAACGGATATAAACGAAACTGAATTTACAAAAGAAAATTATGATTATATAAGGCTTGCATTTTTAGGAAAACCTAGCAAGGTTATTATTGAAGTTATCAATGATTCAGCTGATTCTAAAAGGACTTTAGATGATGCTTTGAAAGCTTTAAGGGAGAATAAATTTAACTATTTAGCTATTCCTTGGGTAAGTGAAGATGCTGACAAAACTAAAATAGTTAATTGGATAAAGACATCTAGAAGGGAAAAAGAGATATACAAAGCTGTGCTGCCAAGCGTTGCTAATGCTAACGAGAAGGCGATTATAAACTTTTCAACAGCAGGAATAAAAGTTGGCGAAAAAGCTTATACAACAGCAGAATACACAACTAGAATTGCAGGCATTTTGGCGGGCATATCACTTTCAGAAAGCTGCACATATTTTGTTTTAGATGAAGTTACAGAGATAGAACCTACTGAAAATCCTGACGAAGCTGTAGACGAAGGAAAACTAATTTTAATAAATAATAATGGAATAAGGATAGCCAGGGGTGTGAACTCTTTAGTAACTTTAAGTAAAGAAGATACAGAAGACTTAAAGAAAATAAAAATAGTTGAAGCTATTGACATGATACAGGACGATATTCTTCAAACCTGGAATGAGAATTACGTTGGAAAAGTAACTAACAAATATGATAATAAAGTATTGTTTCTATCTGCTATAAACAATTATTTTAAAGAGTTACAGCGTGATGAAGTTCTTGATAATAGTCAAGAAGCTTATGCGCAGATAGATATAGAAGCGCATAAAAAATATCTGAAAGAAGCGGGAATTGATTATAGTGAAATGACTGAACAGCAAATAAAAGAAGCTAATACGGGTTCTTATGTTTTTATAGAAGGAAACATTACTGTTACTGACGCCATGGAGGACTTGAAATTTAAAATATATATGTAAAGAAGGTGAGTAGATGGGCAAGGAAAATGTCGTAGGAAGTAGTCAAATTTCCGGCACATGGGGAAAACTTTGGTGGGACGGAACTTTAATCGCTGAGGTGCTTAGCTTTGAAGCTAAAGTTACAGCAAATAGAGAAGAAGTTCAATTTGGAATGAGTAAAGATTCTAAAATAACATCACTAAGCGGTGAAGGAACTATAAAGCTTGGAAAAGTATATTCAAGAGGAAAGAAGAAATTGCTAGAAGCTTGGAAGAATGGAGAAGACCCACGGAGCACACTTACAAGTAAGGTAAAAGACCCTGGAACACCTGGAAAACAAGCAGAAACAGTCACAATTAACAACGTGTGGTTTAATGAACTAGCTTTATCACAGTTTGAAAAGGGCGGAAAAATCGAAGAAGAGCTAAGCTTTGGATTTACACCAAACGATTCAGACGTGATGGACGAAATAGACGAAATTTAAAGGATAGTTTTTACTATCCTTTTTTTATATAATAGGAGGATTTTAAAATGGATAATAAAAAAGAAATGGTAACAATAGAGGATATTTTAAGAAGAAAAGAATATTTTGCAAAGAAAAGTGAAGAAACCAAGCAATTATATATTCCTTCGCTTGATGGAAATATAGAGATTTCAAAGCCGGACAGGATGTTGTGTCTTGATGCAATAGAAATGGAAGACGCAGTCGAAGGAGATAAATATTTTGTATATGAAATTGTTAAAAGTCCGAATTTAAAGAGCGAAAAATTGCATGCTGAATTTGGATGTAAAGATAACCCACTTGATATAGTCGATGTATTATTTGAAGCAGGTGAAATTACTGATATTGTCAAGATTGCAACAAAATTCGCAGGGTTTGGGGTTGTAGAGGAAATAGAAGACTTAAAAAACTAATTAAAAGCGATGTGGAAATGCAAATGATTAGTCATTATCTAGAAAAAGGTGTTGATTTAGATAAATTAACTAATTTATCTATGATAGAAAGAAATTTTCGCATCGCTTGCATGTTATATGAAGAAGAAGAAAAAATAAAACTTATTTCTGAGCTAATAGGTGCTATGTTTGGAGGTGTAAAAAATGGCTAGAAGGCATATAGGTGCAGTTATATCTCTAAAAGACAATATGAGTGCGACCATGAGGGGAATTAGAAGAGAGCAAAAACAATTTCAAAACGAGGTTAGACGGACACGTAACGAGATGCGCTCGGCAAGTAGAGAGCGTATGCGCATAAGGATGGATGCAACTCCTGCACACAGGACTATACAAGATTTAAGGCGAAAACTTGCACCTCTTCGTACTAAACTTGTGAAAGCAGTTGTTATAAAAGATTTAGCGACTGAAAAGATAGAAAGAATAAAATCGAACGTAAAATCTTTTGGAAGATTTATTGCAAGACCTGCTATAAAGCTTAAAGACGAAACGAAAGGAATGATTGATAAAATAAAAAATCGACTTACTAGTTTATCAACTATAGTTCCAATTGGTGCTGCGGTTGGTGCTGCGGGTATGGCTGTTAAAAGTGGTATGGAACTAGAACAACAACAAATAAGTATGCGTCATTTTATGGGAGTTGGAAACAAGGGGAAATCTAGCAAAGAGCTTGACGGAATGAGCACAAACTATTTAAAAGATTTAAGAAATAATGCAAATGCGACACCATTTGAAACTGGAGAAGTCATATCAGCGGGAACTCGTTCTTTGCAAATAGCGGGTGGAAATACAAAAGATGCTATGCAAATGGTTAAACTAGCAGAGGACATGGCGGCACTAAATCCAGGCAAGACCGTTGGAGATGCTATGGAAGCACTTGCGGACATGAACATTGGAGAAATGGCAAGACTTACGGAGTTTGGAGTTAAGGCAAGCAGTACAGACGATCCAAAGGAAGTACAAAAGAAACTTGAAACAATGTATGCAGGAGGAGCAAATAAGCTTGCTGAAAGTGGTTCAGGGCTACTTTCTACGATAATGGGTAAGTTAAAGTCTAATATCGCAGATATTGGGCTTGGCATGTTAGAACCTCTTAAACCGGTTATGGCTGGTCTAATTGGATTTATAGACCAGGCAAGCCCTAAGATACTAGAAGTATGTACAAAAATAACGAGTGGTATAGGGATGGCGATTGGATGGATACAGCAACAAATGCCAACTTTAGCTCCAATTTTTCAAACAGCTTTTGGAGCTGTATCTTCGATTGTATCAACAGTTGTGCCGATAATCGGGCAAGTTATAAGTGCGTTAGCTCCGATTTTTATGGGATTACTTTCTGTTGCATCGTCTGTTTTATCAGGAATTGCCTCTGCTGTCAAAACTGTAGCTCCTGTTGTAAGCACTTTGATTTCTGGGTTTTCGCCAGTTTTTTCAAATGTTGGAAGTGCTTTAAAATCTATGGGTAAAATTTTTAAAAATATTTTTGATAGTGTTATGAAAATAGTTAAAAAAGCGTCTGATTTCATAAAACCATTGCTCAGTGGAATAATAGGTGCAACAAAAGGCATTAGTGATGGAGTTAGTTGGGTTGCTGGAAAACTGGCTGGAAATGCAACTGGAACGAAATATTGGTCGGGCGGACTTTCTGTCGTAGGTGAACATGGACCCGAACTTGTATCTATGCCGCGTGGTAGCAAGGTTTTTACAAATGCAGAAAGTAAGTCTATGATTAATAAAAGTATTCCTAACTTACGACAAGTGCAAGGTGGGAATACAAATTACAATATAACAATTCCTAAAATCGCTGAAACAGTAATCGTAAGAGAAGATGCTGACATTGAAAGAATAACATCAAGCTTAATAAAAAAAATACAAATGGCGAAAATGGGCGGTGTTGTTTAATGGAAATGTGGCTTAGACAATCGAATGATGCTTTTAGATTCCCAATACTTCCGACCTCTTTTGAAATAAGTGGAAGCATAAATACAAGCACAACAAATGTACTAAAGCTCGGAGAAGTAATTGTCTGTGGTGGTACAGGACTTAGAACAACAGAGATAAATAGTTTTTTTCCAAGTAAACAATATCATTTTTGCAATTATAAAGATTTTCCACAACCATATGATTGTGTAAATAAATTGAAAAAGTGGATGGAGCAGGGGTTAATTTTAAGGTATATAATAACTGAAACTGATGTGAATATGGAGGTTATTATTGAAAGCTTCAAACATGGCAAGCAGGATGGTACAAACGATGTTTACTTTACATTGAGTTTAAAAGAATATAAAAGAATACAGATACCTAAAGTAAGCATTAATAATGATGAAAGGTTATCTTCTGTAAAAGATGTGCCAATCACAAAAGGTTTTGAAACTAAAAAACAAAGAACTCATAAGGTAGGTAAAGGTGACAGTCTTTGGAGTTTGGCAAAAAAATATTATGGTAATGGGGATTTGTGGAAGAAGATTTATGATGCAAATAAAAAATTAATTAAAAATCCAGATATTATAAAAGATGGTTGGGTATTGGTAATTCCATAGGCTGGAGGTGATTTATAATTAACAATATAAAGTTAAAAGTACACATAAAAAATGGCAATATCTATGATATAACTGATATAGTAGAAAAAGTTACATGGTCAGGTGATTATAAGTCACCTTCCAGAACATTAGAATTTTCTATAGTACAATCCTCTTTTGATGTGAATTTTCAACAGATAGATATACCTATAGCTAGTACAGTTTGTTTTTATGTGGATGATAAAGAACTCTATAGAGGAATGATAATTAATAGGTCTAAAGACTCTAGTAATAATAGTATTAGTTTTGTATCTAAAGATATGGGATTCTTGTTAACGCAGAGTGAAGTGTCATATAACTTTAAAGATAAATTGGTTGAAGATATTGCAAAACAGGTATTTAATGACAATAAACTTGCAATTGGAAACATACCTAAGACTAATGTTAAATATACTAAGATGTTTATTGGTGTAACTGGTTATGACACTATAATGAGTGCATATACAGAAGCAAGTAAAACTACAAAGAAAAAGTATATGATAGAAGCCAATTTAGACAAGTTTAATGTTATTGAAAAAGGAATTGTTACACTAAATGTCATGTTTGAAGAAGGTTCTAATCTTATAAATACAAGCTTTTCAGAGAGCATGGAGAATGTAAAAAACAAGGTCTTAGTAGTAGACCAGTACGGCAACAAGATAAGTGAAAAGGTCAATGATGAGATTTTTAAGGACGTTGGAATAATAATGCAAAAGGTTATACAGCAACAAGAAAATCAAACAATAGATATAGATAGCGAGTTTAAGGGAATAGAGCAGACTTGCAATCTGAAAGGATATGGTGACGTAAGTTGCATAACTGGTAGAGGTGTAAAAGTTAAGGACAGCTATACAGGTCTTACAGGTCTATTTTATATAGACACAGATAAACACAACTGGGACAGTAATGGAAATTATGAAATAGACTTAGATTTAAATTTTCAAAATATTATGGATGAAAAGACAGCAGGACAAGACGAGCAAAAAGAAGAAAGTTCTGATTTGAATGGAGAAGGTACGCTAAATGGAAGAGAAGTAAAAGCAGAATTTACAGCTTATTATCCGTCTAATGACCCTATGGAGGGTGGTTATTATCAAGCTATGGATGGTAAAAGACTTGTACCTTCAAACAATACTTGTGCTGCACCTAGTAAACTTAAATTTAAAACAAAAATTCAAGCAAAATGTCCTGGAACTAAAATTGATGGTAAAACTTATACAGTAAC